TTTTTTTTATTTTTTTTATTTTGAACCTCTTTTTTTTTCTTATTAGGTTTTTTTTTTTTAATAAAATCACTGATAATATTCTTATCATATTTTTGTATTTTGTGTTCTTTTTCGTTAAATTCTCTTTCAACCTTTTTTAACCGGTCTTTTACGGTTGGTTTCATTATCACGGATGGTGGTTTTTTTAGCATACCTATGTCTATATATTATACTAAACATTTATTCCATTCCCTTATTAATTCCTGTTTCGAAATCGATTTGGGTCCTACCGTATTATTAAACAAAAATTCTGCACGCCGAACCCGTTGTATATTTTTTAGAAGATCCACTCCATTAGTAAACCGTATAAAATAATGTGACTGCTCACTTTTTTCTCTCCATTCCATATCGATTGTTCCAGCATTCACACCAACCCGTCTAAAGGAAATATCTGAAATCGGTTCTCCATCTCTTTTCACAAATTCAAATCCTTCTGGTTCCAATCGATGCGATACATCTCTATCCATCTCCCGTTTCTCCCAAATTTGAAAGACACAAGGAACATCATGGACTTTTCCATCCACTAAAAACGCATTTTCCAACAAATCGGCTTCAAAGACTAAATGAAAACATTTAGGAAAATGTCGTTGCATGGATTCTTTCCGAAAACTTTTTGGGAGAATAAACGAAATCGAATCCGCATATTGCACACATTTCTTAATGAATAAAAACGCCATACAAGATTGCCGTCCAAAGGGCGGATTTCCAATAAAATGGATCTTTCGACCATCCACTAATTCTCTCAAAACGTCTAAATCTACTTCTAGAAAATCGGCCTCGAATATTTTAGGATGTTCGGGAGCAATATCGTAAAAGAAGGTATGTTCCGTCATTCCCTCGATTTCTCCCAGAAAAGCTCCATCTCCAGCACTGGGTTCAATAATAATATCTTTTGGATCAATTGTAAGGTTCGCGCGGATATATTCCATACAAATACGAACCACGGAAGGATTCGTATAAAATTTATCGGTCTGCACTCGATATAATCCAGTGCGATTCATTTTATAAATATATTTATCTTATCTTATCTAACATGAATAGATAAATATATTCAATTTTTTCTTATAAAAATATAAAAATTTTTCCGGTTCTTGAAGAATCTAAAATGTCAAATACATTATTTGGGAGAATACATTTAGCCGGAATGATCCTACAAAGTATTTATGGATATTTTCCATGGATTCCTTTTGACGTTTTCGACAAAATATACCTTTTACAAAATATCGCGATACCGGTTTCGTGGATTCTTTGTAAAGATGAATGTATTCTCTCTTATATCATCAAAAAAAGAGAGAATCCGGAATATATTCTTGGAAGTGAACCATATAATGTAAAAGATATTACCGATTTGTTTCCTTCGAATCCAGTATATTATCAACTATTTCATCATATCAACCATATGGTAAGAATAGGTTCATTCATTATAGTAAATCACAGGGCATCTTTTTTACCGACCTCCATCTGGTATCCTTTTCTCTCCGTTTATACTTTGTATATTTACGATATCACTTATCAAACCAATCATAGAAAACGGATTGGGTCGATCTATTCTTTTTTCTTTTGAAACAAAACATAACCGGCTAAAAGTGGTAAAGAAATCGGATACGTAAATCCAGTAATGATACCAATACTAGAATGTCCAATGCTTTGACAAAACGCATCTACCGGATCTTTACTCTCAAATCCAAAACGCATTCCATTCGCCATTCCAAAGGAAGAACATGGTAAAAGTGCAATAGGCAATAATCCAAAATAGAGTTCTTTTAAGTAGTGTCGCATCGTTCTCGTTACCTGTATCCTAAAATTGGCTTCATCTTTTTTTCTGTAAACATATAAATATCTTTCTCTCTCTCCAAAATGGATGAAACCGAAGAAACTCCGGTTTTGTTGGATTTTGTGATTCCGGTAAAAAAAAACAATGTCATTCTACGAACGGTCATAGAAGGCATTGTATCCTTCTATTCTCCCAGAACCATCTATATTATCACCGATTTCCGTTCTACTTTAGAAATACTGGAACATTCTCTCTTTTGGAAAAAAGGAAGAACGAAAATTGTAACGATCGATGAAAATATATTTGGAAAGGAAGATTTAGAGAGAAAATATACTTGTATCGATGAGAAATCAAGAGAATTTGGATGGTGGTTTCAACAAATCATTAAATTAGACGCAGTAAACAGAATCCCGAATTTATCCGATCCTTTCGTCGTATGGGATGGAGATCTTATTCCTCTGGTAAAATGGGACTTATACAACGAGGAATCGAGAGAATATCGATTTGCTATTTTACAGGAAACCGCGAAAAACGAATTTAATCGGGCACAATATCACGATTCTATTCTCTCGATTCTAGGATTAGAAACGGTAGAACCATTGGAAAAAGGGACATTCGTTCCACATCATTTTATATTCCATCATATCGTGATTCGGGAACTGGTCGAGAGAATTGGTTCGGTGAATTGGCAAGAAAAAATCATGGCATTGTCTGCGACGTATTATCGTTTTTCTGAATATATGTTGGTGGCGACATTTATGTATTATTATTTTCCGGAATTATTGAAGTATTATCCTTTTCAGCTGTTTGGAGAGAAAGGAATTCGGTTTCGAGAATCGTTGGAAATCCAAGGGAAAATCCGGAGGAAATGTGATGTGAAAGAATGGGGATTAGGATACGAGGTTTTTAGGGAATTTGTAAAGAGAGAATTTGGGGTTCGAGAGATATCGTATATACAAATCGAACATGTAGTTTAGCAATATTTTATACAGGGATTATATATTTATAAAATATGGCAACCAGACGAATACGCAAAAAGGGGAGAAAAACCCGTAGATATAAAAAAAAGAATGGTGGTGTGTTCAGTGTATTTAAATTTGCGAAACCTGGTAAGAACCCGACGACCCCACGATCGGCTTCTAATATAAACACAACATATTTTAACGACCCATTAAAAAAAAAAATAGCAAACATGTTAGAATCTAAATACACTGACGAAGCATATAAAGAATTAATTGATAATCTAAAAAAAAATAATAAAAAAGAAATTATTGATATGATAAAACAAGAAGGTGAAACTCCACTAGAATTATTACAATTTTTTCCTCAAGATTATAATCAAAATAAGGTGCTAGAACAAAAATATAAAGACCTAAAACAAATATATGATGATCATACACCACGATCTACAAAATCTCATAAACGCTAGCTTCTTTACATCGTCCATAGGTTTTTCGATGCCATTGTGAAATCCCATATTTCAAAATCCCGTCTAAATGAGTTTTGGTTCCATATCCCATGTTTTTCGCCAATCCATATTTAGCATCTAATTCCGGGATTTCGATACAAAGATCCCGAATATAGGCATCTCTCGCAGTTTTAGCTAAAATAGAAGCGCAAGCAATAGATGCAAACAAATTATCACCACCGGGCACGGTTTCAAAAGGAAGACTGGCTAAAGTTCCCGTCGCTTCATCATATACCGGATATCCAGTAAAATCATTCCCATCAATCAAAAGAAAGGCATCCTTCCCCAATCCTTTCGTTTCCAGACGTTCTAAAATATGTCGAATACATTCTCGCATACCTTTCAACACCGCCTGACGGATATTAATGAGATCGATTTCCAAAGCTTCCACAAATTCCACATGCCAAGCGAGAGATGCGCTACGAATATAATCCGCGATTTCCGCGATTTTCTTTTTAGACGTGATTTTTTTACTATCCCGAACCTGAGAGAAATCGAAAGAACCATCTTTAGGTAAAACGACGGCGGCTACATAAACTCTCCCAAAAAGCGGTCCACGACCGGCTTCATCGATCCCAATCTCGATTTTCTCTCGTTGGTAAAACATTTTAACACCATATTTATTTTGCAAATCGAAATTAACATCCATGGTTCTTTAGACAATAACATAAATTCATTTTATATTTCAATTTTATTAGAAATATATAATATATAATAATATAGGCTCTCTCGAAATGGCAACATATAAATTATCGGTATTTGCATTATTTTTAATAGTATTAGGCGCATTAATTATTTCGATGTTAGTAGGTAATTGGTTTCATACCAAAGAAGGAATGATTTCATTTTATAATGGAACACCCCCATTATCCACAGTAGTATATATTAAAGATTACTCTGGACCAACGAGTGGGAAATTTGGTAAAAATGTCGTGCTAATTTATGATAATATTTTCTTTGATCAAGACAATGCAAACATAATAGAAGTAGATAGCACAGCTATCAACGGTAATGTAATGATTGGAAATGTCATGACTGGTAAAGCAGAAACAGATGGTAGTTCTATACAAAATATATATATAACCAATGCATTCGATAGTGATGAGTATTTTAATCCTAACGACGTAGAAACGTATTCTTATACCGACAACACATTAACCAATACTACACCAACAAAAGGAGCAACAAATAAATTTAAGATATCCTACTGCGAAATGATTTATACAACCCAAAGTAAAAATACAGATGAATATACTGTATTTGTATTACCTTGGAATGATAGCACTTACATTCATATCATAAATAATACAAAAAAGACGAATGTAAATACCACATGGTTTGGACCAGGAAAAAAACATAGTATAAAATCGCATAATGAAATTAAAAATACATTACCATTTATTAATAATGGGATATATACACAAGATTTAAATACAAGTCCAATGTTGAATACCTTTATGATTCAAGAAAGCTATAATTCACAAAGCTTAGTATATCAATTAAATGATAGTATTTTTTTTAATAACAATACGGGAGTATTAATTATATATAAAGATAAATTATATAAAGATTTTACTGCATACAACCAAGATGGAGAAATTATTTCAAATAATAGTGTTGAATCACAAAAACGTAGTGAAAAAACGTTTGATGCGTGGCATAAATATGACAAGTTTGGAAACATAATGATTTTATATATTAATAACGGAAAAAATATTATGCTTGCTTTAATTCAACCAACGGAATATGAAAGCAATACTACTATATATACCTTATTTAATGTTCAGCGATTTAATAATATAGGTTTAGATGCTGGATTCAGTTATGGTCGAGAAGGTGCGTCCAAGTTTGTTGGACTTAATAGTGGAGGAGCAGAAAGTATAGGAGGACTGAATGGTTTTGGATTAGGAGTAACCAATGGATGGGGTCAAGGAGGACCAGGGGCATGGGGAGAACAAGGTGGACCAGGGACATGGGCAGGATCTGGAGAATCTACATCCACTGGAGGACCAACTGATATGATGAATGATTATTATCGTTGGTTTTATCATTGGGCAACCAAAGGACTGAACAATAATCCAAATGGGCCGAATTTCAATTATTCCGACGATTACATCATGAAAACCCAAATCGTGCCACCCGTTTGTCCATCCTGTCCATCTTGTCCTGCAACGGGAACATGCACGAATTGTGGAGGAAATGGCGGATCTGGAACACAAACGAAGGATGGAACGTCTTTAGCGGAAGGTGGATATGAAAATAGAAATTTGAATGTAACTGGAGATGGATTGACAATCACCGATGCGGCAAATACGGTGGGAGGTGTCTTAAACAATGCAATTAGTCAACCCGCGAATATTATCGCTGGTGTTGAAAATACAATAGAAAAAGGCGCGTCAGGAGCAGTTGATTTAGCAAAGGATACTGGATCTGGTGCAGTAAATCTGGTAAAGGATACTGGATCAGGTGCAGTAAATTTGGCGAAAGATACTGCTTCAGGTGCATTAAATCAAATAAATATGATGGGTTCCACTGCGATTGGATTAGGAAAAGATATTGTGGGTGGAACCATCGATCTTGGAAAAGATATTGTGGGTGGAATCAGTGATTTGGGAGACAGACAAAGAAAAAATCAAAATCAAAATCAGGGGGTCGGTGTCGGGGTCGGGTCCAACCAATATGGATATGCTAATTCTTACGGAGGAGGATCTGCTGCAAATCAACTATTACCGAAAAACATCGCATCTAACGTAGATCATTCCAATTTATATGGTGCCGTGCCAAACAAAGGAAATTCGAGTTATATGCCCCTTGGCAGTGACTTTTCTAAGTTCGGGCGTTAAGCCGGAACGACAAAAAAGTTCTTACGGAACGACAAAAAAGTTCTTACGGAACGACAAAAAAAAATCCCAGTCTAAAATGCGGATAAAATGAATATAAAAAATCTTTATTATTTACAAGAACCATATTATTTGTAAATAATCATAACTACCATAATATGAAAACACAAACACAATTACCAATCAATCACCTATTTGAGAGAGAAACGATCGTAAAAGAAATCACGACGATTCTAAGCACGTTCGATGAAAGATGTCAGCAAACCACGTTTAAAAAAGGAATATATATCTACGGTTCTCCCGGAACGGGAAAATCCCATTTTGTGGTTCAGCTCTTGAAAGAATTAGGATACGATGCCATTGTATACGATGCAGGAGATGTGCGAAATAAATCCCTATTCCAAACCATCGATTCAAATCATCTCTCGAATCGAAACGTCTTAGATTTAATGAATCGTAAAGTAAAAAAAATCGCGATAGTGATGGATGAAATTGACGGAATGAACAATGGTGATAAAGGGGGTATAGATGCACTCATCAAGTTAATACGACAGAAAAAAACGAAAAAACAAAAAGCGGAAAATACCACGCTAAATCCTATTATATGTATAGGAAATCACAAAAACGATAAGAAAATCCGTGAATTAATGAAAGCATGTCATACCTTTGAATTGAAAATTCCCACAAAGAAACAAACGGAAGATTTATTAAAAATCTGTCTCCCGCCATTTTCTACTTTTCATACCTCGGTTCAAAGTAAAATCCATGAATATATTCAGGGAGATCTACGGAAAGTCCTCTTTTTATCTCAAATCTGGAAAAAAAAACCGGAATTATTAACTATTGAAACGGTGCAAAACATATTCCATGTAAAAATGTTGAACGAAGATGCCAAAAAAATCACATGGCGATTATTGAATAAGACCATATCCTTAGAAGATCATATTCCATTCATGAACGAAACCGATCGAACCACCGTTGCATTATTATGGCATGAAAATATTGCGAATCCTTTAGCAAAAGAACCAAGTGAAAAGGCGTTTCCTTTTTATTCGATATTATTAGAAAACATGTGTTTTGCAGATTATATCAGTAGAATTACGTTCCAAAGTCAAATCTGGCAGTTCAATGAAATGGGTTCTCTCATCAAGACGTTTTACAATAATAAATTATATCACGATAAATTTCCAACCCATACTGGGAAATTCGCCCTAAACGAAGTGGATTTTACAAAAGTATTGACAAAATATTCAACGGAATATAACAACCAGCTTTTTTTATACGGACTTTGTCAGAAAATGAATATGGATAAAAATGATTTAGTCGCTTTTTTCCAAGAACTTCGAATCTTATATGGAAATAATACCCAATCGAAAAATATGGATTGGGTAGAAAAGATCCAAGAACATTTAGGAAAAGAAGAGGTGGATATGTTGGATATAAAACGGATGTATCGATTTTTAGACAAAAATGTAAAAAAAGAGGATATTTCGGAAGAAGGGGATCTGGAATATTTAGACGAAATGGAAGAAAGTGATTTCGAAGACGAAATTTTAGAATAATTTTTTACATTGTTTTCTTTGGATATTATATATTTGCGGACATGAATGTCATTATGTTTCTTTACGTCTTTCTACTGTTCGTTCTTCTAACTCCCGGAATTCTACTTTCTCTTCCACCAAAGGGAGGTAAATGGTCTACTGCTATTGTCCATGGTCTAGTATTTGGTCTGGTTTGGTGCTTTACCAATAAATATGTGTGGGAACTAAGTATGATAATGATGCATCCTGCTCCCGCCGTTGTGTTAAATGTTTAGGCATTTTAACCATGTAAAAAATTACGAATATTATTTTTATATAAAATAATATTTTTATACTATATAAAATATGGCGAAAACACGTAGCAATCGTAAACATAAACATATAATCTCTACGGTCCCTCATGAACATACTTGTCATGGATTACATCAATGGTATGTCTCTATGTTTGAAAAACTAGGCTGGATGTTATTAGCACAGCGAAATGGATGGAATGATAAAGTCATGGCCTATAAAAATTCAGTGCATAGATTAGAAGAAGCGATTCTCCACAAACATGCGCATGTAAAAGAAGCCGACCGTAAAATGGATTTGAAAATCATGTTGGCAAATGTGAAAGTTCTCAAAGAACACGTGCAAAAAGATTTTTAGTTTTATCGTTCACCGATGCATCATTTGTTGCAACATATTTTCCAATTCTGCATTTCTCTGGTATAATTGTTGTAATTGTTGTTGTTGGGTTTGGATTAAATGGACAATTTCTTCGGTGCTTAATGCCCGGGGTGCTTCTCCTGGATTTTGTATCATAATTTGCGGTTGAGTTTGACCTTGATCATGCATTTGCATCATTTTGGCACGATCTTCTTCAATCTTTTTGATTTGTTCAATGACATCTGGTTTATAATGAGGATTACCGGGTTCATATTTTTCTAAAAGTGGTCCAATATCTTCCATGAAATATTTTTTAATCGCCGCTTCTTTTTCTCCACCGCGTATAAACATATCTACGGTTTTATCGCTGTATTTTTGAAATTGATTCGGGAAATTCATTTCAAGTAATTTACGTTTATCAAAGGTATTTTGTTCATGGGAAAAGACCAAGATCGATTTCAAAGGATCTAATTGCACAAATGGAATCGTATAATTCTTTAAAAACGCCTTTTCTTCTGCGATAGCCGCATGTTCTTCGTATCGACATTGGTCTAGTAATTCTCTTCGAAATGCAAATGTTCCAGCAGTTGCGTGATTTGGACCATAAGGACCAAATTGCACCATTTTTTGAATATGTTTAAAGTAAATATAAATTTCACTCGCACCAGCACATAATGCGGCCGGATTTTGTTGTAAACGTTCTACTGCATGACTAATTCGTTCTGGTGGATAATAATCGTCGTCGTCCATATATACGATAATCGATCCTTTCGATTTTGTGTGCATTAGATTTCGTTTCGCTCCTAATGCGATTTTCTTATCTAACGGAAAATATTTAATTTGTGGTATATTTGCGGCAGTAATAAGGTCCCCGATTTTGTCCGTTCCATCATCGATAATAATCCATTCGATACGAGATTTAGGATAATCTTGATTGCGGAAACACTCCAACATGGTTTGAATAAACGGTCGTCGATTGAAAGTTGGGGTGCATACACTTACGAATGGATGTTTATTGGCGGGTTTGGTTTTGGATTTGGTCATTTTATATATATCCACATTACTTGTTTATATTGCTTCTACAGCAATAGGTTTTTCTTCGCCTTCGGGTTTGGCTTTAGATCCAAACAGATTACCAAATTTAGATTTTATACTATTATAACCAATACTGGCAACACTCCCAATTGTATTTATTAAACTGCCTTTTGTAGCATTTGGATATAATTGGGATATCACAAAACAAAAGAAACCTATTTCGGGTTGTGCTTGTGTAAAAGCAATTGCGAATCCACTATTATAAATTTGGGTAATATTAATTGCCATTTGTATTTCTGTTTTAAATATACGGTTTAACATGTCTGCTATTTTACTCTGTATCACTACTATTTCTTCATCATATGCGGTTTGTATTTCTTTCATAAAAGTGGTTTGTTTCAAAGTATCAATTATGTTTGTATCTCCCTCTTTCTTCTCATCTCCCTCTTTCTTCTCTTCTCCCTCTTTACTCTCTTCTCCCACTTTCTTCTTTGCATCTACCTTCTCCTTCTCATTTTCGATTATGGCTTTCACTTCACCTGACGTAATATTTGCATTAATAATGGTTATTACGCGATTACAAAAATTAGAAACGTTTGCATCTATTTTCATTAAAATCATTTCTTTGAAAAATGCTAATACGTTTTCTATTTGTTTTCTGTTTGACCCGTTATACTCTTTTAATTTTAATTCCACTTCTCCTGTCACACTTTGAATACTAATCGGTGACTTAAAAATATTTGCGACTTCATTACAAATAGCCTTTACTTCCTCTATTTTTGTCTCAAAATTTGTAAAATTTGCTTCACTACCACTCATTTCTTTGAGTGCCTTAATATCCAGTAATAATCGTCCAAAGAAGCTATCATCATCAATTATGGTTGGGGGTTTCACTATTTCTTTCTTCTCTTCTACATCTACTGGTTTCACTTCAGTGGGCTTCTTCTCTATTGGATCTATTGGCGCAATATTCATTGGAATATTCTTTAGTTTATTTTCTAATATAGATGAATTATCTTTATAGGATTCCCCATATGCCACATTCGTATTGGATTTATAAGATTTCTTGTTTAGAATAAAATAGACTAAATACATGAGTGCAAATAAAAATAAAACACTTAATACTAGTTTAACTGCAGAAGATGAATTCGAATTTTGCATAGGATTCTCTGCTAGATAAATAAAATTGGAAATAATCAAGACAAACATAACGAAATAAAAGAAATACGAATAAAAATAAACAATGGCATCCCGTATAAATGTCCCGATTTTGAAAACATTCGATTCGCATTTTTTATTTTCATGTTTCATTATATCATCATATGCATTATTACTGAAACCGTAAAATCCAAAGAAAACATAAATAAACCAAAAATAAAATGCAATTCGCATTACAGGATATACCGCATACAAAATACCGCCAATCGCTAAAATAATGAAAAGGTTATATAGACACCATGTAATAAAGTTAGTAATAGTTGGTCCCATATTAATAGAAGTAATTGTAGCAACTAATAAATAATGCCGGATAACACCATACAACATAAAAGATAAAAAGAATTTATCTTGCACCCATGCAAAAGGATTATTAATAAAACTATTGTATAAATCCCAGAAGGAAGTTAGATTAAAAAGTAAAATAAGCATGAATAACAGAATGTATAACAAGGATGGAAAATTATATAGATAGATTAGTTTTGCGAACCATTTGATTGCTTTGAAAATATAAATAAGAATATCAAATGGGGATGCAATAAAAGTATTTAAAAGCGTATAAAAAATCAACGATCCTTTTTTCACTTCTACTACTCCTTCTTCTGTAATATTTTCGGGACTAATGACCCGTAATGGTAAAGAAGTGCTGTCATAGTAAATATAAAAATATGCATTATTCGTAAATATCCAGGTAACAATCACGAGTATGATCTGTGTAAAAATACTGTAGATGATAGAACTATCATATAATATTTGTTGATTTTCAGCATAGACCGATGCTGGAACATACGTATTACCAATTAAAAGAGGCGGTCCATTGGGGTCTATTAACTTTGCGGTTTTTGGATTGATTACCACATTATCACTCGGGTCTACATTTAAATCTAATTTCCATGGCCAATTCGGTTTTGTAATCGGCGCACCCATATTATCAAATGGGGTAATAGGTAAATTACCATAAGATAATTGAGCGATTACGACGGAAAAATAGATTAATATATTATTGAACAAACTAATAAAAAACATGAGAAAATTTGACATCCCTGCCAAAAATACAGCAAAACTTTCTGGTTTTAGCATTTCGGTCACGTCCTCTAAATCTTCCGGAATTTCATCCGGTAAATTAAGATCACTTAATACATTATCTAATTTATCTAAGGTATCATCTAATAAAAACTCTGCATCGAGATCCTCTATTTCGACACCTATAAAAGAAGATAAGTTATCTAATTTTGCAGATTGTTCTTTCGTCAATGTTTTCGTTTTTTTACCGCTGCTCGATCCATTACTATTCGATGATCCGGTTGCATTCGATGATCCTTTACTATTCGATGATCCGGTTGCATTCGAACCTTTACTTTGATTAGGATTGTTAGGATCGTAATATTTTGTATTACTATCATCCATTATTAGTATTTCTTGTCTTCCAGGTTGTAAAAAGTTTTTGATTTTTTCATTTTTCAAAATTTCTTCTGGGATATGTTTGTCCGTAAAACCTTCTAAAGTAGGAAAAAGAAGCATATTTTTATAATTTCTATTATTTTTTATTTTCTCCATTTTATTTAGTAATTCATATTCATCTTTCAATAACATTGTATTATATAACGACTCTATATATAATACAAACATTATCGGGCGTATAATGCACCACAGTTCCCTCCTATAAATGAAATAATATTATATCTCTCTTCAAATAATGTCATATTGAAATTATAATCGTATAATTTCCAATTCGATTTATTCGTTGCAATTGGTATTCCATTTCCATCACATATAATTTGGAAAGATGCTCCCGTGCTATTAATTGGGGGAACATAAGTAGTAATCTCCAATTCTACATTTTTAAATCGGCTTAGATTGATAGCTCCCGATGGTTGATATGTATGTGGATTCGTATCTAAACAAAAATTATAACAATATAATCCTTCTTTGGCAAAAGAATTCGTTCGTGTATATTTCTCAATATAATTAAATACGGAAGAAGTTAAGCTATTCTCTCTATATTTTCCATCCAATATAACCGCAAACGTTTCCATAATTTCTTTTTGATTATCCGCACTATAATTGCCAGTAGTATAGAATCCAGTATTTGATCCATTTGGGTGAATTAAAGGTCCTAAATACTTACCATTCAATTTTAATTGAGGATTAGTAACCACATCTTTTAAGGTGGGTGCATTCGAATAATATGGTGCCATTTGGATTTCGGATGGTATATTTTGATATGGCCAGTTTGTATAATTACTCCATTCATTTCGCATATATACATCGTTTCGTTGAAAATACCACATCCAACTCGAAATCATTCCATTGGAATGAAGTGAAACCGTTTTAGATCCAGTAACATTATCGAATTGATATTGAAATACATCTTTCACTAAATATATTTGATCTTCTGCTGCAAATAATTTTGCTTCTTCTTTGGATAAAAACGCATAGGTGCTCATTAAATGAATATCGGCATTCCAATTACTAATCAGGTTTGTATAATTACCAGTTTCAATCGAGGTATCTGCCGAAGGCGGACTTTGTAAAAAACGATACATTTGAAAACGGGCTTGGTTAAAATCCGGTTGAACATAAGGATAATTATTGGTGTTATCAAATATATCACGCACTTGAAATAACTCTTGTATAGGTCGTAAAGTAATCGAAATTTCCAATTCATTATATTGTAAAGACACGAGTGGAAAAGCACAACGACTATCTAATGTAAACCAGGCATGAATGGGAATATATAATTGTCTTCCACGAATAGAGGGTTCGGTTCCAATAGTATCATCGGTATCTATTGCAAAATAAGCAGAAGGATAGGTATTGGCCCGATTAAACGCATTTGCTGGATTATTTAATTCTAAAACGTTTCCAGACATAGTATTGAATAATTTCTTTTTTTCTGCAGTAAAATCACGATCCACGGATGCAGCAATATATTCACCGGAATATTTAGCTAAAAGAAAAGATCCAGCATGAATATTCACTTCCTTGATCATATTTGTTCCTAAATTCTGTATCCATCGAAATTCATAAGGAGCCCATTCATTATTCGTATCGGGAGTAGGTGAATAAATCGGGCTCCAAATATCAGGTATAGTAATACCGATATAGGTATCCATTAATAATTCCGCATACCGTTTGATTTTAAAAGAAAACGTAGAGGGTTCGGTTAATCGTAGATCGCGTATCCCGTCATAATCGATACGAAATTTCTGTAGTCCAAAATTCGTATATTTCGAATAAGTTACACGAAAAAAGGTTTTAGACGGATTTCCGGTTAAAAAGATATTCGCATTTCCCAATGCAATAATATTTAATAATCCTCCCGGCATATCTAATGATGTATGATCTTATTATATCATTTTCTTTTCTTTTCTTTTTCTTTTTTCTTTTTTCTTTTAATAATTAAATATATATCGATGGAAATACATAAAAAAATCTTATTAATTCTTACTATTTTCATTGCGTCTGTCATTATTTATCGTTTATGGAACCAACGTATCGATATTCAAACACAAACACAAATAAAAAAAGAATCCTTTAAAGCGTCCATCAATTTGATGAATACGCATGATAACCATTTACCGATTAATCAATATTTTATAAAAGCATCCTGGAATACTGCCTATAATAGTTCTAAAAATATCATGGATTTAAGTATGGTTACTACTGTTTTAAGTCGCGGATGTCGTTTTATCGATTTCGAAGTTTATTCTTCTAGTAGCACTACTGGTAGTAATACTTATACGTCTAAAGCGGTAACCACGATAATTCCGGTAATAGGATATTCGGTTCAACCAAAAAATAAATATCAAATGGACTGTAATGAACCCACGGTAAGTTTACTCGAGGCATTAACCACTGCAAAAGAGTATGCATTTTCACAGGGAACTTCTACTGGACCTCCAAATTCAAAGGATCCGTTATTTATTCAGATCCGTGTAAAATCGGCAAATCAAGAATTATATGATGCCTTACCAACTGCGATTAAATCGGGTTTAGGCAGTGCCATCGTATTACCAACGGAGAATAGTTTTAATAAAATCCTATTAAAAGATATGGCGGGCGGTGTATATCTTTTTGCGGATTTAGTGAATTCCGATCCCATGTTTAAAAAAAATTATGAAAAATATGATATCTTTTCCAATATTACGGTTTCGGGATTTTTAGAAAATGGAATATCTACCATTGCGAATTCCATTCTACTACAAAGTCCTAAACTACCACCTATGATAACCGATCATTCTAAAATGACGGTTAGTTATCCAGTGATTACGTATCCAGATTGTTCAAATTGTAAACCCCAGGGTTATATTCAATTTACAGAGTCGTTTCCAGATATTTCAGTGCATAATACCATTGCAAATCCAACTGCGTATCCACCTATTCAAAATAAATTACATGCTGGTCTTAATTCAGACGTAATGAATATGATTATTAATTATGGAATGAATATCATTCCATTTCGTTTTTACATAGATGATAATAGTTTAGCAGACTATGAAAATATATTTATGGATAACGGGGAATGCGCATTTGTAAAAATGGGTTTGATCATGAAAAACTATAATATTACGCCCACTACGTAAGGAATATTCTATTCTATTCCAACCATGTAAGAAAAATCTTGAAATTTATTATATTCCCATAATATAATAAAGAAAGAAAGAAAGAAAGAAAAATGCATACGCATACCAGAAAAAAAAGAACTGGTGGACAACAGCTTCGAAAAACGAATTGTCATCCTGGAACCAGAAAAAAAAAGATCCTGGATTATTCTTGTTTTACGAAAGAATCCATTCTTATCCTAAAAGACGCATTTAATAAGCATCATCCTGATCGAAAAATCGTCACGAATAACCCGAAAGAAATTTGGGAACATTTACATCAAAAAATACCGGAATGTGATCGTGAATCTTGTTGGTTACAGAAGATCCCCAATCGATATTTACAAGACAAATTGAAAAAAGATTTATTCTCTCCGGTAAAACCCACGGAATGGAAAGCAAAACCAAATGCATGGTTATCCAATTTCGATATTGATGCGGTGATTCAACAATACGAAGAAGCCAATCGCGATTTTCTGTTTCTAGGTCCAACCCCGATTGATTTTGATAAAGTAAAAAACGGAAAATGTATTTGGGAAGAATTATGTCGCATTAATATTGTAAAAGAATATCGCAGAGGTAAACGGAAATTCGGCGTTATTTTTAATTTAGATACTTCGGAAGGACCAGGAACCCACTGGGTTTCTCTCTTTATGGATATCAAAGATCCAACCCCTTTTCTGTTTTATTTCAATAGCACGGCAGAAGATACGCCTGCAGAAGTAAAAGATTTAATGACGCGTTTAGAAAGTCAATTTAAATTGATTAAACCATTGAAAAACCGGAATCTAAAAGTATTGGAAAATACGAAAATGCAACACCAGAAAAGTAATACCGAATGCGGTATGTATTCTCTCTTTTTCATTATTTCGTGTCTTACTCGAAAAACGGATCCTAACGATATGGATGAAACAAAAAAAATGTCGGTGGATGATTTAGTTGCAATGTTTGCAGGAAATACGCGAATACCAGATAAACTAGTAGAGAAATATCGCGGTATTTATTTCAACGATTAAATAGAGATCGTTTGTAATTTAAGAAATGTATTTTGTAAAACATTATAATTTACATTTTTAAGATTTAGAAGCACCTTTATATTGTCGGTTGAAAAAACGATATCATGAAAATAATCATAATTTTCTATAACTTCTTTTATTTTATCAATAATATCCTCATAATTTGTCCAAATTATCATATCTTTATAAGGTATTGTATCCATTAAAGGCGAAATTTCAGAAATAACAACGACACCGCATTCTAATGCCGGTAAAACTCTCAATTCTTCAAATGTATGATGATGTGGAGTCTGATGAATATTTATAAGAATCTTGGTATTTTTTAATAAATGTTGCAATGCATCCGTATTAAAACAATTATTCACATTGGTATGTTCTATTTTTTCATTATTTATTTTATTCAATAACTCCCTTCTTCTTGGTTCATTTGTATTTATAAAAGTAGTTAATGTTATTATATTTCTGTTTATTTTCAATGTATATAGTTCATAAATAGATGAACTAATATATATATGTTTTTTTGAAAAAGAATCATACATTGGACAATTTTGGACATTATGAATATTAGGAATACTGTAATCTATAATTATATCGGCTTTTATTAAATTATCATAATTATCTATTCTTACTAAATATGTTTCATTTATATCACATTTAATATTACCAACCGGGGTTCCATCTAAAACACTTCTACCTCCATTTTTGACTAATGTATGTTCAAAATTTATATTAATATGCAGCGTTTTATTCTGGTTATTAAAAATATGATCATCGCATAAAATTATATTAATATTCCATTCCGGATTATTTATGAATATTTTTTTTATTATTTTAACTATATTTTGATAATAATCATTAATTATACCAGCATCTTCTTTGTAAAATAAAAATGACCCATTTGCGTTAAAAATCATTTTTTACTGTAGATTTATATAATATATTAATATGTCTTTAAATGAACTTTCCATAAAGTATCATTTAGATAAAAATATCCATTCTGGATGTCATAATTACATACCTGGATATACTCAATTATTTGAAAAACGAAAAAACGATATAAAATCCATGTTAGAAATTGGCATTGGTTCTATTGAAAATGGTCAAATGGGTGGTGTAATTCAACATGGCTATAAAACTGGAAACAGTTTAAAATGTTGGAGTGAATATTTTCCGAATGCAATCATATACGGAATGGATATATATAATCATGCAGAATTAAACACAGATCGAATTATTACATTTCAAGCAGATCAGAATAAATATTCGGATTTAGATAACGTTATAAAGAACATTCCTGTAGATTTAGATATAATCATTGACGATGGAAGTCATTGCGGAGAACATCAAGTATTTTCATTTATGTATTTAAATAAGTGTTTGAGTGAAACCGGAATGTATGTAATAGAAGATATACAACCACAACACATTAACCAATTTTTAGATTTAAGTATTTTTCCAAAAGATTACATTAAATATATTAAAGATAATTTTACAATTGAATATTTTGATACTAGAAACGATTTTGGCCGTGAGGATGATTTTATGATGTGTTTTACACGAAAATAAATCAATCCATCATCAAATCTCACTTGATCCTTCCATGTATCCATTTACATTCAAATATTTCATTCGTTTTTCTACTTTGGACTTTAATGATTTTAGAATTGCTAATAATAATAATAATTCTGTTTTGGACATTTTGTTTCTTGGTTTTAGATTTAACATATTTTTAATATAGAATTGTTGCGTATTGTGTAGTAACTCATCCTCATCCTCATCCTCCGACATAGTAATATTAAATATATATAATATTATTATACCTTTATACTTTTCATCAAATCTCACTTAACCATTCCGTGAATCCAGAAAAGAAAAAATAGGCAAGTCCAAACAAAAAACTCTTTAAAAGTAAACCATATGTATTGAAATTCCCATCGGAATCATAAATGGCTAAAAAGGATAATCTACGGAAAAAAATATTATTTATTGCCGGCATTTGAAAAATGAAAAACAAAATGGCGACGAAAATTGGTATTTGACTGTTTTCAATAATCACTTCGATTCTGGATTGTTTCCGTTTTTTTTCGGCATGTTCTTTCCATTCTTTTTCTTTTTCTTTTTCGTAGGTTTGCATGTATTCTTTTGAGAGATTCATTTGAATGGGTGGCAGAGGAGGAATATAATTGGCTTGAATTTGTTCATCATGGGTATATACCGTAGGATCTTTAGGCATATCTCTTGGAGGTAGCGTTTGTTGTTGAAATGAAGGAGTAGGATAAGTAGGGACACTAGGTGGAGGGTGTCCATATGGATTTGGATGAACATCAATAGGAGCATAAGAAGCGTTTGGGTTTTGACCTTGACCTTGACTTGGACCTTGACCTTGGCTTGAACTCATCGTAATATTTTCCGGTAAATCACTAATGCGTGTGACAGAATCCATAGGATAAAATATACAATACAACTGTATGTTTTATCTATTAAAGAAACGAATTACCAAAACCAACTTTTCGACATATCTACTGGTGCTTGTGGCTTTAGAATCGAGGGAATACCTCCACCATCTTCTTTATCATTGGTAGAATCGGTGATTTGAACGGTTTGTTTGGTAGGATCGCATTTGTCCGGTTTTAAATCATATTTATAACAAAACTCTCCAAAACGAAACGTTTTACCATCTACTTCATTGATCACCGGTCCATCGAAAATAATACAATTTTTATCGGTGCAGGATTTACGAAACAAAGTGGCTAAACCGATTCCAATGATAACCGATATAAAGAAACGGCCCAATTCGGTATTTAATAAACGTTTGATATTTAACATTATACACTATCCATTGAAAAAAGTTGGTTCCATTATTTATATTTGCAAATTTAATTTATATTTGCAAAGGCGTTTTAGAAATATCACTTTCTTTTGCAGGACATTGCATTTTAATTTCCTTAAAATGAAAACAATTACCCGCTTTGTCTTTGTATTGAATAATATCTACATTATCGGGAGAAGGATATACCATGATTTTACGTGTATCTGGCATAGTAATATATATCGCAAACATACCAAAGGCAAAACTAATGATGAATACTGGGAAATTTATATATTTGAATATAAAACTCATTATATATCATAGGATAGAGTTTATATTTAACGATATTTCTGGTTTTAGTAAAAAAGAATTATATGTTTATAGTATAAAACATTCCAATGCTTAGCACGGATTATAGTTATTTTAATTTCAATAATTATCCCTCTTCTGGATCCGCCAGTATGAATGTTGACTATAGTATGTTGCCACAATATAGTGTGAATGGTATTCCATTATTAACTTATTTTTTAGTTGGGGTTACTGCCGTTACCTTGGGATATATCACGCTAAAAGAAAATGATATAGAACCAACCGTAAATGAACCGTTCGAAGAACCAGAACCGGTTCCGGAACCAGAACCAGAAGAAGAAACACCTAAAACGGGTGGTAAAAAAAAGATGAAAAAGAGAAAAACACAAAAGGGAAAAAAAGGAAAAAATAAAACACAATAAAAAGAGAGAAAAAATTATTCCTTCGCTTTTTTATAAGATCTCTCAAAAAATTCATTTACTTTTACTACATCTGCACCAATCACTACATCATCCGGAATATAATCGGTATTTCCACTATAATATGCTAAAATGACAGGAATACCATTGACCATTCGTTTGGTTTTTAAAAAAGAATATACTTCTAAATTATCATCAATATCAATAATATATGACTGAACATTCTCCGGCATTTTATTCATTAGTATTTTAACATGTTGTTCTATTCTCTTACAGGGAGCACACCACTCTGCACCGAATTTAATAATAATAACCCCTGGATTCGACTCTAATGCTTGATGAAACACTTGTTTATTTGGCAGTTCAGTAAGAATGGGGAGAGACATGGACAAAGATAGTATAAATATATTTCGCTAAATACATTTATGTTTTTTCAAAAGATAAGATAAAAGAGAAAGATTCCAATGCATCATCATTTAGATATTCATGCCTATTCTCTCCAAGAACTCATGGATCTTTTCAAAATCCCAAATAAAAGAGAGATTTCTACGGAACATATCAAACAAGCCAAGAAAATCACCTTACAAATGCACCCAGATAAATCGCAATTACCTCCCGAATATTTTCTCTTTTATAAAAAGGCATTTGATATTATTGTAAAATATTATGAAAGTCAGCAGAAAATCTCTCAAATCGTTCCGTTAGAAAAGGAAATCGAATATGAACCTTTAGCAAAAGATATGAATGAAAAAGAAATCGCGAAACAAATCCGGAAAATATCCGCTGAAAAAAATTTCCATCGAACGTTCAACGATTTATTTGAAGAAAATATGAGAGAAAAACCGGACCCGAAAAAAAACGAATGGTTTACCAACGAACACGCTATTTTCGAAACGGATCATGTAAAATCTGTGAGTCAAATGAACACCGCACTTGAAAAAATAAAGGAAAAAACCAACGCCATGTCCGTTTATCGCGGTGTTCAACATTTAACCCATTCTAGCGGTTCCCAATTATACGGAAACGACGAAGACGATACCGATGAATATATTTCCTCCGATCCATTTAGTAAATTAAAATACGAAGATCTACGCAAAGTCCATAAAGATCAAACCGTGTTTTCTATTACAGAAAAAGATATGCAAAATGTAAAAACCTATGATTCCGTAGATCAATATCGGAAAACGAGAGAAAATGCCTTTGTCCCTTTAGACAAAACAGAAGCAGAACATCTTTTGCTAAATCGAGAGAAAGAAATGCAGGAAAAAATGTTGCAAAAACAATACCGGAGCGATTTACAAACGCTACAAAATATAGAAAAAAATAAGAATATACAGGCCACTTTTCTAAGACTTCATAGGTAAAAAATCATTTTGTTTCTTGATTGTCGTCATTTGATTCATTATTTGTTGTTGATATTCAGGAGAGAATAGCCATTTTTTATCAATATCCAACATCAAATGATCATAATTCTTTTCTTGTTCTTCTACATCGCTATAACATACATGTTGCGTGATCGTCAATGGATAAAGTAAGAACCATCTCCCAGATTGCTGTAAGGGTTTCCAGTAAATATCAATGGCATATTGTTTTTTATCTTCTGGATGACGCATTAAGAGAGAGACGGCTTCTCTCATATTCTGGATCAATATCTCGTAAAATGCTTGTTTTACTATATAACCTATCGTGGTTTGACAATTCGAGATTTGCACACAATAATCTACTTTCTTCAGTTGAATATATGGTGGACAATTATTCCCGCCTAATAATAAAACGTCCCATTCGATTCCATCTTTCTTATGATTTTTCCAGAAATTAGAGAGACTTTTGTTAAAGACATCCGGTTTTATACATTTAAAATCATCTTCGATAATCGTGACCATATCCCAACCTCGTTCTTTCGCTAATTCTAGGCATTTAATATGACTAATTCCGCACCCTACCGCACCATTGGTCGTTTTTACTGCTGGAAATCTCTCGAAAGAATGCATTCCTAATTGATTTAATTGAGAGACAATATGCCATTTACGATCTTCTCGGTGATCTAGATTGATGTAAAGAATATTCGGGGGAAAAGTTTCCATATTAGGTAATGAATATGGTTGTATTTATATTTGTATTTGTATTTATTCTCTCCAACCGGCGGAAATTAGGATGATTTAGGAAAAATGAATAAGTATCGAAATAGGCAGACAAGTTTCAAATATAATAAAACGAAAGAATATAGTATATATGAATACCATAAATACCATAAATTCCCTGAGTAAATGGTATACCGTTAGTAGTTCCAATGATACGAATAATGCATCTATCAGTATACTTAAATCCTTTACTTATGGATTACATGATTATTACGTATTTTCCACGGATACATCTTTTAATTGTAATAGCAATGGAACGATAGAATTTATTATAATAGGTGGAGGTGGGGCCGGTGGTGGAAATCATGCCGGAGGAGGAGGTGCTGGTGGTGTAGCATTTGGATCTGTGAATTTGGAATCTGGAACTACATATTCGGTAAAAGTAGGTGCAGGAGGAACTGGCGGTGGTCCGGTAGGAACTACAAATGTATATACTGCGGCAAACAATAATGGTAAAAATTCCAGTATAATCGGTGGTTCGATCAATGTAATTGCCTACGGTGGTGGATATGGAGGAGGAGGTAATGGTGGATATGCATATAATAATGGAACTGCCGGTAATACTGGATTTACTACCTTAGGATCCGGAGGTGGTGGAATGTCATATGGTTACCCAATGGGTATAGCTGTAGATAATAGGGCAGGCGTGGGAGGTTTTGGAGTAAACAATACGTTATATGGATCTGCAGGAACGAATGGAGGTTCTGGGTTTAGTGATCCCGGTAATGGAGGTGGAGGAGGCGGTGCCGGTAGTGCTGGTGGAAACGCTTCTCAAGTTTTCGGTGGTAATGGTGGAAACGGATTATCTTCTACTGACCTAACTTGGCTGCCATCCCTGAATGCACTTGGATACATGACGAGTTTATCCAATACATGGGCAACCGATACATCGGGAGGTAATTATATTGCAGCTGGTGGAGGAGGTGGATCATGGGCTCAAAATAGATGGGTGCCAGGAACCGGTGGAATTGGTGGAGGAGGGACAGGAGGAGAATATGGAAGCGGTTCGGGATTAGCAGGATCCAATGGAGCAAGTTATACCGGTAGTGGTGGAGGAGGAGGTGCTAGCACAGGAAATGTAGGAGGAAGTGGAGGTTCCGGATTGGTGGTTATTCGTATTTCTACTTCGATTAGCTCATCCACACCAAACTTGTTATATGATCCAATATCATATTATGGTTTTGATATTGAAAATGGAACTACCTTATATGAAACGATTAGTGCAAGTAATAAAACAAATGCTCTAGTCGGTTCTGCAACGGTTAGTTATACGAATCCATATAATGGAGCAGGTTCGCTTTATATTTCAAGCGTTTCTGCTGGGAATTATGCTCGTTTTCCTGCTGTAAATATTGGCTCTGCTACCGGATTAAGTATATGTTTTTGGTTTAATTTTGATAATGTCACGTTCGGTCCATACCAAAATTTATTTCAAATAAATTCATCTTTACTCGCCCCAAACAACATTATTAATATACAATATAATAATTCTTCAACTACTTTATCGTTTGGTATGTATAATGGTTCTAGTAATCCAAGTATGTTTTTTGTGAATACAAATATAGTAAATATAATTAATACTAAAAATGTTTGGAATTTTTTTGCAGTTACCATAAATTCCACAAATGTAAATACAGCAAATGGAAGTATATCTGGAACTATAACCATATATGCATATAGTCCAGCAACTGGTTTAGTAACCCAAACTAGCGATTTAAAAAATCAATTTTCATTTTATCAAAATGCTAATCTAACCACTAATTTAGGTTATTCCAGTTTGAATACCGGTGGTGGTGCTGGAAGTTGTCAAGGATATTTCGATTCATTTCGGTTTTTTAATAAAGCATTAACATCTTATCAAATACGATATATAATTAGTTCAGATATTACCTCTGCAACCTAGTGTTATCCAACCCAAATTGCAGGTGTAAATTAAGAAACGGATTTCATTCTTCAACAGTATAACCAGACGCAAACATTTTCATTTTATTTTTGATACTATCCATTTTTTCTATTTTATGGACAATATCTTTCAAGGTAGCATCTACTATTTCCTTTTCCTTTTGGAGAGATTTAGGCATAACCTGATTTTTATATTCTCTCCAATGATTCTCTATTTTTTCCATTCTTTTTTCGAAAGCTTCATTTTGTTTTTTATATTCTTTTATTTTCCGTTCAAAGGCATTGTTTCTTTTTTCCAATTCTTTTATTTTCATTTCGAGAGAATCTATTTTACACTTTTCATCACCACCATTGGAGGAAAGTTGCACATCTTTGATAGGTAAAGATGTAGAAGGTTCCAATAAATCCGGTTTCCAAGATACGGATTTTTTCATGGTTTTACCATCTAAATCATCTACATCGTTTTCGGCCAAAATCGTTTCCTCTAATAATCTCAGTTTTTTAGAAGGTAAAATAACAGGTGGTGCAATTACATTAAAATCGATTTCTCTCTGTTTTTGGTAATTGGATATTAATTCATCCATGTTTTGAATTTTATCCTCTTCTCCCATTTTATCTCTAAATACCTCTTCTATAGAAGGTAAACTCGGTTTTCGATTCATATTTTCATATACATTTTGTCGTTCTTGAAAAGCACGAATGGATTTATCTTGACGAGATTCGACCGTTTCATACGGAACGACAGATGGATAAGACGCAGTCGATGAATAAGACGCAGTCGATGGATAAGACGCAGTCGATGGATAAGGCACGGCCGATGGAGGAACTTGAACGGCCGAAGGAGGAACTTGAACGGTCGATGGTTTAGGCAAAAAAACCGACAATGTCTCTCGATTTACTTGTTGTAATTCCGCAATGGTAAGCATCGGTCGATTCACATTCACATATTTACGGTAAATATGTTCCACCACCGTTTTAAATTCAACATCCTTTTTAGACGGATCTAATGTTGCAAAGGCAGGAATTTGAAGCGCAGCTTTCCATAATAATCGTTGATTCTCATTACTGATATAATTCGACATACTTCTTTACAATGAAGATAAGAATCATTTCATATTTTTTTATGTAACAACGAACATATATAAAGAAAAAACAGATCAATAAAAAAGAAAATGGAAGAAAATAAAACTCAAACAGAAAAAGAAAAGTCAAAAATCACGATAGAGCACATGTATCAAAAATACCAAGACGATCCCTATATGATTTCGAAAATAAATCATTATTTACAAAAACAATTACCGATTCTCCTAGAAAATACCCGTAATACGCGTCAGCAAAATATACAAAGAATCGAGGATTTATCATTAGAACAAGAACAATTCATCCAATCCTTTTTACATCGAAATCATTATTTTTACGTATCTTCCACTGAAAAATTCGTTTTCTATGATGGTCAATATTACCAAGAAATCGTAGAAGACCACGTGTTATATAATATATTAAACACCATCAGTCAAGAACGGAACCCGAAATTAATGTCCTGGAAACACAAAACCAAAGTCTCTCTTTTAAAACGAATCAAAGAAAACAAATTAACGAAAACGATTCCGGAATCGGAAACGATCCAGATCGTTCTACATTTTTTCCTAACCAATTTTTTTTCAAATAAATCCGAGGCCAAGTATTTTTTGACCATTTTAGGCGATAATATTATGCGGAAAAACCCCAATCATATTCATTTTTTATCCAATCCCGAAGGTAAATCGTTCCTAAAAGAACTCAATCAAACCAGTATTTATTTTTTCGGAAATCAATGCACCCAAACCTTCAAAAGTAAAATACACGATAAACATTACGAAGACGAAATGAAAGAATGTAGATTGATCACTATGTTGAAACCGAAACTAGATATGAATACCAACCTATCTCTTTTAAATGTCTTGTGCATTGCGTGTCATTATTCGGTAAGATATGGAGATGCGGATCGTTATCTTTTGAGAGATATGGATTTAGAAGGAAAAGTAAAACGATTGGCGTATACTACTCCATCTTTATTAGTGGACCAGTTTATGAACGAATATATTTTGGAATCGGAGGATAAGAAAATACAAATGACATGGCAAAACATGTTTTATTTATGGAAAATGTTTTTAGATTCCCATTCCTTTCCCTCCAATTTATACCAATCCAATGTAAAAACAATATTCACACATGGAACGTTGACGAAAAATTATAAAGCAGAAGGCGATTTCTTTATTGGAATCACCAGTTCTCAATTACCGAATGTGCAGTTTTTCCTACGGTTTTGGAATGAAACCATGACACACGATGAATTTGAAACGGATTTAGAAATAGAAGAAATCGCGGGTCTTTTCCGTTTTTGGGGAGAATCGCTCAAATGGAAAAATGGATTCTTGAAAGAAGAATCTATTTTAGACGCAATTGCGTATTTTTTTCCAGACGTAGAAATCGAACATCAAAAATATATTCACCGTTTTCGTTCCACGTTATGGGACAAATCTCTCGATATACAAGTCGCATTACAAGAATTAGAAGTGACCTTGTCTACTGAAAATCAAACTCCCGCGTTATTGTCAATATACGATGCGTATTTATTTTACTGTAAATTTTATTCGAATCCTGTAAAAAAAACGCCTTTTTTAGTAAGTAAGACCTATTTCGATAAATATATGCTGGAAAATTATGGGGAATATATTATGGAAGATGGAGTTTTACAGAGAGAATGGATGACTTAATTTGTAAAATAATTTACTTACTCTTACTTCTCACACTTTTGTTTTTAGGAGAGATTTTGACAAACCCGAATTTGCCTTTCTTCGCGGTATATCCATATTTCTTTAAACGCATTTCCTTTTTGGCAGTGGCGTGTTTTTTCGCGGAAACAATACGTCGCCATTTATTCATCATTAAATCTTTTTTGACTAAACCTCCTGGAGTTTTATAAGCAGTTCCATTATAGACTTGTTGACGAGAACCAAACAATTCTTTAAATCGCTTTCCTTCTAAATGATAATGTCCATCTTCATGTCGAACTGGTCTTTTCATCTATCGATAGATTGATTATATATTATCTAAATATATTATCTTTCTTTCTTTCTAAAGTGTGATTGTTAAAGGCCAGATAGTTGTATATGAATTTGCAGTATTATATTCAGTAACGACAGATACTTTATACGGAACACCCGCGGATAAACCACTTAAAGTATAGGTATATGGTGTATTTGCTAAACCAATATAAAATCCAACTATATTTTCAGCATAGAACGAATAGGATCTTGGATTACCATAAGCATTTATAATAGTGATATCAATATCCTTGCGATTGGATTGGACGGTTACACTATTAATAGTCGTCGCTCCTTCATTCAAAGTAGTAAATAATGTTTGTTTACCAAAAGTATAAGAATTATTACGATATTGGGTAGTAATAATTACCGAATAAGGAGTATATATATTTAAACCGGTCAAACGATTTTCGGTAGTGTATAATCCATTAATACTAAAACTTTTTGTATTGTTTCGCTCACCTCTATAGGTTATATTATAATTCATATCTATACCGGGAGATGCTGGAAAAGAAATAGTTGCAGAAGTATTGGATATATTACTGTAATAAATATCGGTGACTGGTCCTTCATTTAAGGTCTGTATATACGTTGGGTATGTATACCGATAGGTATTTATGATATATACCGATGCAATGGTCAATCTATAATTGGTATATACTTTTAAATTTGAAAATAGAACATAATTAGGAACATTCTGGAAAGATTGCGTGAACGTATTTCCACGAGTATCTATTAATGAAACAATATAATTCAACACGTTACCGATTGCCGCGGTATAGGATATTCTTATTTCATTTCCAAGTATTTGTATAATTTGCGCACTAGGAATTACATTTTCATTCCAAGTATGAAATGCATTTGGTTGACGGATGGAAAAGGTATGCCCAGTAATATATACGGAAGTTATCGTTAGATTATAACTGGCATCTATACGTAAGCCATTGAAGGTATTTGTATTATTTAATTTCGTATCTTGAATCGTATAGGTATCGTTGGAATCCTTTACATTTATCAATTGTAAAAGATTATAAGAAGGTGTGCCCGTATATTTTATCGTTATGGTAGCACCTACATTCGTAATATTATAAATACTATTTAGCACCGGATAATTCTCATTGTATGTTTGAAAAAATGCGGGTTTATAGACATGATAGGTATTATTGGTAGCAGAATAATAGGAACTTAGACTAACATCATAGGTTATATCTGGTTGTAATCCAGTAATAATGAAGGGAGAAAATGGGGGTTTTACATGTTGAAAAAATAATATGTTTGTAGGATCCGGATCTTTTGTATTGATAATATTTAATGTAAAATTCGTTGGATCTCCAATAGAAGGGGTGAAATTCAAAACAGCACTTATATTTAATATATTATTCATACTTAAATCTACCGGCGGCCCTTCATTTAAGGTTTGAATAATACTAGGAAAAACGGAGGTATAGGTATTCGTAGAAATAAAGGTGGCAGATGCAGTAATCGTATAATAACTATTTGGTCTTAAACCGGTAAACGTATATGGACTAGCATAGATTTCGAATATGTGTCTATCCGTCGCATCTTGGATATTTACGCACAACATTTCAAAATACACCGGATTTGATACATGCGTAAATACGACCGTTGCAGTATGAGGGGTTGCATATGTCATTGTTATACGAGTAACTTGTCCTTCGATAATGGTTCGATAATTTCCACTACCGAGGTTGACATATTTCGAATATTTCATGGATTTTGTGTGAATCGAACTTTTATTATTGATTTTATTAATCGATGCTTTATCTACTTGTATTCTATTGCAAATCGACTTTAACGAAAACATTCGATATCTATATATAGAGGAATACTTTAATTTATATATAGATCTTTTTACAAGTTTCGAAACTGAAACTGAATATTGTCGTAATTGGAAGTAGTGGAATGCTGGGTTCTTCTTACGAACGCCGCATATTTTTGTTTTTGGGAGATATTCGCATACGCACCCTTGGTCGTTTTATACGCGGCCCAAGTAATGGAATGGTTGGTTTTTAAATTACAGGCACATGTTTTTTGAAATTGAGTATCTACATTCACAGCATCGTATATTTTACTGGCGGTATCTATAAATCCACGGGGACGGAATGCTAATCGATACATTGGTTTTGCTTGTCTATATACTATTGTATGTGTTTTTTTCTTGCGAAAAAAAATGGCTAAACTATTGTATTCTAATAACGAATTCTACTTTGTATTTGAATGAAATGTTCTCTTTCTGCCGGTAAAAGCAATCCCCATAAAATATGGAATTGGCTAAATATCGGTTTTTTGTATAACTGATGGAATATTTTATTAATTATGGCACGATCCTTCTTTTTCAAAAGAAAGTGTCTTGTCGTTATTTCGTAAAATTTGTCTTCATATCCATGAAAAGAAGCATGATTCTTATTCATATACATCATGACATCACTGGTCAACCACAGCATATCTGCACATTCTTCATGCACTAAAATATCTTTATAACGGAGGTAAAAAGTATCGCAAATTCGTTTCTTTGTGTCTAAAAAGGAACGAATATCATCACATATTTCGGTAGATTGACAATTATAAGCATAAGACAGAATGATTTGCACGATTTCGATAGGTAGTCCTTTCACGAGATCTAAAATATCTTTCTGCATCATAGATATCGTTATATATTTTATTTCTAATTTTTAAAAATAAAATATCAATTTTATGATTTTATATTAACGGAAGACTTGACTTATCGTTTTTTTGTCTTGTAGAATTAGAAGGTGTTTTCTATTTTTATTTGTTCATTTAATTTTCTTTTTGTTCACTTTGCCATTTTATAACTTATCCATTTTTCCGTAAATAATCTACAAACATATACGTAAAATATGTAGTAAAATAAAACAAGATGCCTCCCCAAAGAGTATCTATCATCACGGTTTTCAATTTCCAATTTTTCAAAACTGCATAGGTTGTAGTTTCATATACGGCATAAATAACCAGTCCTAATAACATCGCATCTAAAGGACTTCTTCGATCTTTCAAAATAAAATAATATAATCCAAATAGTAAGAAAAAATAACATGCTATCGCACCTGGAATATTCATCTGTATTTTTTCTTTTTGTATCGCAAATATTTGTTTTTCAAACGTATTTCGTTGGAACGATAAAAATGCAATATCTAAAACGAAAAGAATGGGAATGAAAATAAAAACGGATTTATTCATTTATATACTACTTTGATAATAAAAAACCAAACATGAAATCCATTTCAAAAAAGAACGAATAACGTGACTGACAATTGTAAGAATAAGACAACATGAATTGCACCTTTATTACGCTTAAACACGCCCACTCCGTGAGCGGTGTATTGTTTTATTTTTGTATTGTCTTTTCTTTTTACCACCTGTATTATCCTTAACTGTTTTTCTTATTTTTGTAACATAACTAGTTTTAGGTTTTATCATATCTAAATCTATGTATTTATTTTCTGGTTTATATAAATGGTTTCTAAATCCATTATTACTATCACGGGATCCTTGAAAAATTAGACGTTTTCCATCATTACTAATTTGTTTATATAAAAGTTTCCCATAATATACCAATTCGATTTCATCTATTTTTATTCTACTATAATTATCTTTTGAATCATTTGGAATTATTATTGCAAAATGATGATCTATTTTTAAGTCGTCAAATGTGTCTTGTGTTAATGTGTCAAATGTGTCTTGTGTTAATGTGTTATTTACAGTTTTTAATAAATCTATTGTTTTTTGAACATCATGTAGACGTTTTTTATATTTTTTTACTAACTCACTTTCTTTACTCATATATAATACAAATATATATTTTGAAAAAATTGAAATCTTTTTCCAAAACAAATTAAACAACAATTACTAAATATTAATAGCATTATTCAATCGAAAGAAAACATGTCGTCTAAAGAAAACAACGAAATTGCGCAGAAATACCAACGTAAAACCGATAAGGAACATGTCCTGCATAATCCAGGTATGTATATCGGTTCTACGGATATTATCGAATCGACTTTATGGGTGTTTGATGACGAAACCAATAAAATCGTGCAGAAATCGATAAGGTATATTCCGGCAATGTATAAATTATTTGACGAGATTATCGTGAATGCCCGTGATCATGTGTTGAGAATTATTCAATTAGACCATGTAGATAAAAAAAATGTGACGTATATTGATGTGGCGATCGACAAGGAAACCGGAATCATTACTATTTCCAACGATGGAAACGGCATTGATGTCGTGCAACATCCTACCGAGAAAATCTGGATTCCGGAATTGATTTTTGCCCATTTACGTTCTTCTACCAATTACGATAAAACCGAAAAAAAAATCGTAGGAGGACAAAATGGCATCGGATCGAAAGCCGTGTTTATTTGGTCCACTTTCGCGAAAATCGAAACAGTGGATCATATTCGCGGTCTAAAATACGAACAGACGTTCCATAACAATCTAGAAAAAATAGATGCGCCGACGATCGTGAAATCCAAAGTAAAACCATATACGAAAGTATCTTTCCTTCCAGATTATGCACGTTTAGGCATAAAAGGCTTGCATACAGAAATGATTGCCCTTTTAAAGAAACGCGTGTATGATATTGGTGCAGTAACGGATCATTCTGTAAAAAAAATAAAAATCGAATACAATGGAGCGACGATTCCTGTAAAGAATTTCCAACAATACATGGATATGTATTTAGGCGATGCGAAAAGAATATACGAACATACTCATGAACGTTGGGAATATGCGGTTGCACTTTCGGAACATGGCGAATTTGCCCAAGTTTCCTTTGTCAATGGTATTTGCACGTTCAAGGGTGGAAAACATGTAGATTATATTCTAGGGCAAATTGTAAGAAAATTAGTAGATTATATTGAAAAGAAAAAGAAAATCAAAGTAAATGCTGCGTCGATCAAAGAGCAATTGATTTTGTTTTTACGTTGTGATATTGAAAATCCGGTATTTGACAGTCAAACGAAAGAATGCCTAAATACTCCTTCCAATAAATTCGGTTCCGATTGCACGGTTAGCGATGCTTTTGTAGAAAAAGTGGCGAAAATGGGAGTGATGGACATGGCATGTCAAATTACCGAGACGAAGGAAGCTGGAAAATCCAAAAAGAAGATGGATGGATCGAAAACCAAAACGGTTCGTGGTATACCGAATTTCGTCGATGCGAATTTTGCGGGAACCGAACAATCCGATAAATGTATATTGATTTTAGCGGAAGGATTAAGTGCCATGGCTGGTATTGTAAGTGGATTGAAAAGTGAAGACAGAAATGTCATTGGTATTTATCCATTGAAAGGAAAAGTCTTGAATGTTCGAGGAGCTACCAGAGATGTTTTAGAAAAAAATCGGGAATTGACGGATTTAATAAAAATCATTGGTCTAGAAATTGGACAGAATTACGATACTTTAGGCGATATTCATAAACGCCTTCGATACGGAAAAATCATGATTATGACGGATCAGGATTTAGATGGATCGCATATTAAGGGTCTATGTATTAATTTATTCCATAGTATGTGGCCGAGTTTGTATCGCGTTCCCGGATTTATTTCTTTCATGAATACACCGATTTTACGTGCAACCAAGGGAAAAGAAGTAGTAGTCTTTTACAATGAAGGCGAATTTAAAGAATGGTCCAAAAGAACCGGATCCGCATCCGCATCCGGAGGGTTAAAAGGCTGGACACTCAAATATTTCAAGGGATTAGGAACCAGCACAGCATCGGAATTCAAGGAATATTTCGCCAATAAAAAAATCGTAGATTTCGATTATTTAGGCGAAAGTAGTGATAATGTCGTAGATATGGTGTTTAATAAAAAAAGAGCCGAAGACCGTAAAGAGTGGTTGGAGAATTACGATAAGGAAGTGTTTTTAGATACGAACCAGAAGAAAATACAATACGACGATTTCTTCCGGAAAGAAATGGTGCATTTCAGTGTGTATGACAATGAACGTTCGATACCAAATATGGTAGATGGACTCAAAACTTCCCTAAGAAAAATTCTATTTTGTGCCTTTAAACGCCGTCTTACGACGGAAATCAAAGTCGCCCAATTTTCAGGATATGTGTCTGAGAATAGTGCGTATCATCATGGAGAAGCCAGTTTGAATGGTGCGATTGTCAATATGGCGCAGAATTTCGTAGGATCCAATAATTTGAATTTACTGGTTCCTAGTGGACAATTTGGCACGCGATTAAAAGGCGGTGAAGATAGTGCGAGTGAAAGATATATCTTTACCTATTTAAATCCTACCACTCGTGCTCTCTTTCTTTTGGAAGATGATGCCGTATTGAATTATTTACAGGATGATGGCACGAATGTAGAACCCGAATATTACGTTCCTATTCTGCCTTTTGTATTAATGAATGGTAGTTCCGGTATTGGAACGGGATTTTCCTCGAGTATTCCACCTTACCATCCTTTAGATTTACTGAAATATGTGCGTGCGAAATTGGCGAATGAATCATCCTCTATTGAATTCGTGCCGTATTATGAAGGATTCAAAGGAACGGTGAAGAAAATTGCAGATCAAAAATTCCTGATTAAAGGGAAATACGAGAAGGTGAATGATACGACGATTTTAATTACAGAACTTCCTATTGGAACCTGGACGATGAATTATATATCCTTTTTAGAAGAATTGGTGGATGGAACTACGGATAAACAAGGGAAAAAGATTCCTGGTATCTTGAAAGATATTACCAATATGTCTACGGAAGTGAATGTAAATATTACGGTGGTTTTCCCAAAAGGGAAATTACAAGAATACATGGCAGATGAAAATGATCCTTTAGTAGAAAAACTCTTGCATTTAACGACAACGGTTACTACTACGAATATGCATTTATTTGATTCGAAATTTAAATTGCATAAATATGCAAATGTAGAAGAAATCATTGATGCTTTTTATGAAGTGCGCATGGATACGTATAAGAAACGAAAAGCAGACCGAATTAATATTATTACGAATAAATTATTGGAATTATCGAATCGTGCGAAATATATCCAGAGTATTTTAGAAGGAAAAGTGGATTTACGCGGTAAAAAAAATGCGGAAGTAGATGCCTTGTTATTCTCCTTTGGATTCTTGAAATTAGAGGATTCGTATACGTATTTACGAAAAATGCAGATGGATTCCGTTACGGAAGAAAATGCGAATGCGATTATGAAAGAAAAGACGGATATGGAAGCCGAATTGAAAACCATTATTGGAACTTCTCCTACTAAAATGTGGCAGATGGATTTAGAGGTTTTTGAAAAGAAGTATCTTTCGTATCGTGTAGAACGAGAGAAATTACAAATAGTAGTAGAAAATAAAAAAGACAAGAAAAAATAAGGGATTAAATTTGATTTGATTCGATTTCGATTTACACGTAATAATAATATATTTTATTATATTAAATATATTATACTATTTTTTTCATGCGCATAATAATATTATTATTTGTAATAATTGTTTCATTGATTTTTAAATATTATATTTTTCAATTACAATATTTTAAAGATCAACTATTGGAAGATTTTGATATTAATAATAATAGTATGAGTGACATTAAAGACCCAAATGTAAAAAATGCTATCTTAGATTTTAAGCGAAAAAAGGATGTCATTTCCTATTATGAAGATATACAGAAAAGTAGTAATGGGGCGGATAAAATTGTTTTATCTAGCAATGATAAAAAGTATTCGAATGCGATCAATACCTCCATTAATGAAATTAAAACCAGTATAGATAATGTTGAAAATTCGAATCGGTCGATTCAAGGTGATTTAGATAAAGTAAATGCAGAAATAAATGTTAAAAAGGGAACTATTACGGATTTAAACACTCAAATCGCTACTCTAACCCGAAAATACGAGGATACTAAGACTAAAATTGAAGCGGATAATAAAACAACTACGGAATTAATTAATAACCAAGGAACGAACATATATAAAAAAAAGGAAAACTTTGGCACGATTATAGAAGGGGCTACCTGTGGTGAAGTAACAGACGGAAATGGTGGTGTTGTTGTAGTTACCGATTATACTTCGAATTGCCCAGCCCCACCCCCACCACCAGATCCATTTAAAAATATAAAAGTTAAGGATCATATAATCATCTATTATAATTTTAATGAAGTATATGAAGAAAAATATGTGCAGAATTTAATAACCAAAGAATATGATTTAAATTTACAAATAAATACGAATGCAATGTCAAAATTAGATTCTAAAACCAGGACAGTAAATGTGTATGATGTCAGTGGTGGAAACAGTTTGAATTGTAAAGGAGCGATGGATAATAATTATGGTGCAATAGCAGCGGCAATGACGAATTATCCAGGTGGTCGTGGTAATATATATAAATTCGGAAAAAAATTTACAATGATGTTTTGGATGTTTTATGATACATTTGATATAACGAATACGGGTATCATTTGGATTTGTAATTGGAACAACCCAATGAACGACTCTGTTCCAGTTCGAGATATTAGTATTAGATTAGGACAAGACGGAGAATTTGCAAATATAGTTGTTAATATAGGTGCATTCGAATATAAACACGATGCTAAATTAACAAAAAATGTTTGGTATCACATTGCAGTTACACTAGATGTGAGTGACTTAACAAATATTTTTTCTACAAAATTAACTATATACGTAAATGGCGTGTATATAATACATCCGTCGTTGTCATTTAATCGTTTTTTGTCAAATAGTTTACCAGAGGATTTAGATAAAATAAACACTATATATATAGGAGGATCATCATCCGCTGGAAGAAATAATGGAAGTTTTAAAGGATATATAGATGATTTTATAGTATACGATCGTATATTAACGGATACCGAAATAATAAGCATGTATGGTGGTAATGTTACTAATTCGGTAAATAATATTGTTAAGGATGTTACTAAATCGGTAAATAATATTGTTCAGAATGTTACTAAATCGGTAAATATTGTTCAGGATGATACTACACCTATATTTAAAAAGTATCAATCAAAAGTATATTTACCATTAAATAAATCTAATAAAACTAAAAATCTTGCTATAAATACAGATTACACAAGTATTATACTAAACGGGAATAAAGAATGGGGAGGTATGTATTCTGATATTAATTCCACATTTTTTGATAATGATAAACCGAAATCACATTTTATCGCAATTCCTTTTCCAAAAATAAGATCTCCTACCCCTCCAGACATTATAAACGGAAAAGGCACCTATATTCCAGATTTTACATTTTGTTTTTGGATAAATGTAGCAGATAATCCATATTATACAGCGGTTTCTATAACGGATGGTGGGAATCCTCTAATACAATGTGAATTTCAAGATACAAATATTTTTTATATTGCAGAATTTAAAAAAAGAATTAGTTTAAAATATTCAAACCCTATAACCTTAATAAATAATTGGACACATGTTGCATATACATGTCATAATGATAAATCGATTTCTTATATACAATTATATGTAAATGGTAGTAATGTAAATGGTGTAGATAAAAAAACAAATGGTGAACGATTTTTAGGAATCAACAAACCAAACTGGATACATGATTTTAAAATATTAATTGGTAAATCAGGAGATAATAATAGAGCATTTAGAGGATATATTCGCGAATTTTATTTTATTGAAAACATGTTGAATGATGGTCAAATAAAGGATATTTATAATAAAACAAAACTATAAATAATATGAACACAAAAATAATATATATAAAAACCTCTTATATATATATATAATATGCAGTGGGAATGTGTGGTATTTAAAGATGGTAAACGGATAGAACCGAATCCAGACAGCTGGTTATGGTATGGTGGGTTTTCGATTGCACATAGCCGAGGTCCCATCACGCGATATATCGAAGAATATTTGGCAGATAAACCGAATATCTTGATGGTGATTCCTTGCACGGATGGGAATTTGAGAGAATGTCATATGCAAGAATTTATCGATGCCAATGCAGAAAAAACGATCATTTTAGGAACATTGGGACAATCTTTCGAAGATTCTAAAAAGTATCATTATCTCTATCTTCCCCTAGACGACGGGTTTTTCGATAATGGCATCCTGCATTTTTTTCCGGAAGAACAACGTGTTCCTTGGCAAGATAGGATTGCTAAAGTCTATTGGCGAGGTGGATGTTCGGGAGAAGGAGTTTTGGAATCTGCAAGAGTTCGAACCGTAGCGGCACTTATCGATTCTCCTCATGCAGATGTCCGGTTGAATTGGTGGTGGGCAGATGGAAAAAATATTCCTGGACATTATTTTGCTGGAAGAGAACCGCATACAGAATTCATGAAATATAAAATGAACTTGATTATTGATGGTAATGTCATTGCATCGAGTCATATGTGGGCATTTGCATCTGGTGCCGTTCCCATGTTGGTTTCCAATGCAACTTGTTGGTTCTCTCGATTCCTGATTCCTTACGTGAATTATATTCCAGTTAACTACGATTTGACGGATATACACGAAAAAATCGCGTGGGTTTTAGAACATGACGAAGAAGCAGAACAGATTGTGCAAAATGCATTAGAATTAGCTAGAACGATCTTTAGTGCTGAATTCCAACGGGAATATTTGAAAACGGAAATCGGGAGAATGTGCGGGGTTGATCTTTAGAAATATTTATAGATTTAGTATATATTATATTGAATTTATATGGAAGAAGAACTACAAGAATTAGTGGATGAATATAATAAATTACAACAAGCGTTTCGTAGTGAAAGAATACTAATTTCAAAAGATAAAGTTATTGATATTCAACAAATAAATAATATATATTTACCCGATATAAAAAATTTTATTGAAATTTTTTTAAACAAAAAAAAAATATTGGAAAATTATAGTTTTCCTACGGATACAAAAATTCAAATTATTATTAAAGAAAATAACATTGATAGTTTTAAAAAAAAATTAGATGATTACAAAAAAAAGATAATACAGTCAGGAGATTGGAATGATAATATGTATAAACCAGAAAAAGATGCATCCATTATCATATATGCAAACAAAATTGCAAACCAAAATGCAGATGTAAAACCAGATACAAAACAAAAAATATCAAGCCTAAGTTCCGATGTAAAACCAGATGCAAAACAAAAAATATCAAGCCTAAGTTCCGATGCAAAATCAAAACGACCACCACCCTTGGACATAGCAAAATATGTAGAAAATGATTCAGCGACCGAAATAGAGGATAAATTGGTAAAACCTGATGTAAAACCGACCCGACAGTTAAATATAGAAAATGATGCAAAAGCAGAAGCAAAACCCTATACAAAAAAACATGATGATCATAGAAAAACATATAGACGTAATAGTCGCAGTAACAGTCACAGTAACAGTTATAGTCCCCTCGATAATAACGAAATAAAACTAGTGAATAATTATTTTGAAATATATAAAGATAAAGCTACTACCGATGCAAAAATTGATAGTATATTGAATTACTTAGATGGACTTGATACATATATTGACCCAATACAAAAAACCAAATCATATACTAAAACGCAAAAAAAAATTAATAATAAATTAAGAAAAAAATTAAAAGAACACAAGTGATACTAAATTAGTGGAAAGCATATATACCATGTTTACTTGTATAAAATATTAGTAATATTTTTTGAAAAATTTGAAATTATTTTTTGAAAAATTTGAAATTCATTTTTCAAAAAATTGATTTCCGGAAAGAGAATAAATATATCAGCATATATTAATCCAGAAGAACATGGCTTTATCTTTAGAGTCATTTTTAAAATCACATATTGTAAATAATGACACGAAAAATAAGATTACCCACACCGAATTCGGTAAATTATCCAAACGATCCTTTTCGATTCCAGAAGAAGACGAAGACACGTTTGAAAATTTATATTATAACCAAGTAATAAAACCTAAAAAATTCCATAATATTATTGAACGACAATTTATAAAATACGATAAAAAACCAGGACCGTTTTTAATTGACATTGATTTCCGGTTTTCTCCCGATCAAACGGAGAGAATCTATTCTTTCCATGAACATATTCAACCCTTCCTTCTAGAATATTTAGCCGAAATTGCCAGAGTCTTTGACCTGGACGAAGACACTCAATTTCCAGTGTATGTTCAAGAAAAACCGGCACCTAGAAATGTCATTAAGAACGCAGAGTCGGTCATTCATGATGGAGTGCATATTTTGATTGGTCTCGCAGTAGATCAAGTCTATCATGAATGGATGCGTAACCATATGTTAGAAATTTTGCCTAAAATATGGTCAGATTTACCGATTATTAATGTAGGTGGATGGGATGACGTTTTCGACAATTCCATTCCAAGTGGCACGAATGGATGGTTGAAATATGCTTCTAAAAAAGCCGAAGATGTAGCCGCCTATAAAGTGACCCATGCTTTCCAATGTTCTTTTAATTTCGACGAGACCGATTGGAATATTGAAGCGATCGATCTGTCCGATGAAGATGCATTTCTAAAAGAACATTATCGAACCTTATCTGCAAGATATCGCCATTTTCCCACGGTTTTCTGTAAAGATTCCATGCTTACTAAAATCCGAGAACTAGAACGACCGAAACCCGTCCCAAATGCCGTTGTAGGACCTGTTTTAGGCGTAGATGAAAATCGCGCCATTTTCCGTATTCCCGTAGATACTTTACGACAAATCACATCGAAAGCCCAATTGGATTATTGTTTAGCCGCTTTTCTCGATAATTTAAGTCCTTCGGAATATGAATTGAAAGAAATGTATGAATACACCATGGCATTACCCGTGCAATACTATGGTCAAGGATCGTATAATAAATGGATTCGCGTTGGATTCGCATTGAATAATAAAACCACACGAATGTTGGTCGTTTTCTTGGCATTTAGTGCGAAATTGGAAGGATTCCAATATGCCACCCAGATTCCGGCGATTTGCGATTTGTGGGAATCCTTCGATCATAAAAGCCAGGGTCTAACGCAAAAATCCATTATGTATTGGGCGAAAAGTGATGCGGTAGAAGCATATGAAAAAGTGAGAGAAAATACCATCGATTATCAAATCGACCAAACCATTATGAATATCACGCTAGAACAATTGAATGATCCCAGGAAAAAGAATGCGAAAGGTTCGAGTGATTATGACATTGCCACTGTTTTACATCGATTATGCGGAGATGAATTCGTTTCCGTCAGTATTAAAGGAAACGAATGGTATCAATATAATGGCAATCGATGGATTAAAAACGATTCTGGAACGACTTTAAGAAATATGATTTCGACCAAACTGAGAGATCTTTACAATAAAAAAGTAAAAACGCTGTGGTCGAAATTGGAAGGAAAAGATCCCGATTCCGAAGAATATAAATTGATTTACGGTCGTGCGGGAAAAGTCCTCGATATTGCCTTTACTTTAGGAACTACGAAAGATAAAGATAATATTATGAAAGAAGCGAGAGAAATCTTTTATAATCCGGAATTCTTGGATAAATTGGACCAGAATAAATACTTGATGTGTTTTAATAATGGCGTGATTGATTTCAAAAACAAGCTTTTCCGTAAAGGATATCCAGAAGATTATATTTCGAAATGCACGGATATGGATTATGTTCCTTTGGATCGTGCAGTAGATTTACCGATTATTTTGGAAATCGAGGAATATATGCGTCAGCTCTTCCCAGAAGCCGAATTATGTGAATATGTCTGGAATCATTTAGCCTCTTGTTTAATCGGCGATACTGCGCTAAATCAATGTCTGCATTATTATACTGGTATTGGACAAAATGGAAAATCGATGTTGGTCAAATTCATGCAGTCGGTTCTAGGAAGTTATGCGGGAGATTTAGACGTTGGTTTTTATACCCAAGAAAGAACGAAAAGAGGACAAGCATCTCCGGAACTCTTTGCTATTATTGGCACCCGTTATGTGATTACTTCGGAACCTTCCGAGGGAGATAAAATGAACGAAGGACCCATGAAACAATTGACTTCTGGAACCGATCCCATGTCTTGTCGTGCCCCTTACGGACAATTGATGAAATTCGTCCCACAAGCGAATGCGATTATTATGGCGAATCATTTCTTGGAAATCAAGAGTCGTGATCATGGAACTTGGCGTCGTGTTCGTGTCATTGAATTCAAATCCTTATTTACGGATAATCCGGTGATTGGAGATAAAGAAAAACCATATCAATTCTTGAAAGTAGATTGTTTAGACGATAAATTCGCACAGTGGAAAAGCGTATTTATGTCCTTATTAGTAGAACGTGCATTTCAAAATGGCGGTATTTGTAAAGTATGTCCTGCGGTTACTGCCGCAAGTAATCAATACCGTGCGAACCAGGATTTCTTGTCGGAATTCATTCGTGATAAACTGGCAAAAGAAGAAATGTCGAAAATCAAAAGAGGAGATTTGATGAGTGCATTCAATGATTGGTATAAGGATATTTACGGAGGATCGAAAGTGAGTAAATCGAAAGAATTGTATGATTTAATGGATAAAACCTATGGTCGATGTAAAGATAATTACTGGTATGGTGTGAAAATCGTGTTTGACCGCGATGAATATTGCAATAAATCGACTATCAGTAATATTACCGATTTAGAAGAAGAAGACGATACGAGTGAAATCGCATAAATCATTATAAACAAAAAATTGATTTTTTTTGTTTATTTCATTATGTATCTATAACCAACCCAACTCAAACATGACGAAAAGAAAAGATAAGATTCGACAGAAAAAACAAGAAATGATATTATTAGAAAACATAAGAGAATTGCCACCTGAATTAATTCGATTGATATATGATTATATGGCCGGAGATGCAAAGATGTTATGTAATTTAAAATTTGAATATTTAAACTACATCATTGAAGAAAATAATCCTCCTTGTTCATTAACTTTATTACATATAAATATATTTATTAGTGAGTTACCAAAAAAAGATGTATTAGACTTGATTTATAAAGGTGTTTTACGTAATTATCCAAATATTTTAGAAAATGTTTGGAAATCATTTTATCGTAGAGATACGCAAGAAATATCCAATATGAATGGATATCAAATATTTCAATTATGGGAAAAAGATGTTTTAGAATTAGTAGTTTATGAGGATGAGGATGAGGATGATTTAGAAGAAAAAAATAGAAAAGTAGATGCGAAGATTATACATTTAATATCAGATAATATTACCACCTATATACGAACTACTATGGACATATATCAATATGAAACTAAAAAAATATTAACAGAAAAAAAATGGAATGTTTCCTATATACCATTTGGTATCGATAGTATGCGTTTGAAACCGGAATGTCATTACTCTCTCAAATGTTTAGGCATGTTACAAGTGGAAAAATGTAAACATACTTTATTTTTGACAATAGATAAAGTATATCATCTTTTTAAATGTTTGGATCATCTTATGTTTATGCGGAATTATACCGGTTTCAAATATTGGAGAGAAGAGTAGTTCCAAAATAAAAGATATAAAATTGATTTTTTTCCTTTCTTTTCTTTTATAAACTAATATAGATACAACTAAATAATAGAATATAATATAAAATGTCACAACATAATACGTCCCAACCTAAAATATGCGAGAAACATGTGCCCGATAAAGAAAAAAAGGCCATGATGAAAATGATTGAAAAAACCACCGAAAAGGTAGTAGAAAAATGTATTGAAACCGGTCATATTGTAAGTCCATTCAATGCGGACCCGAAAAAAGTAGATGATTCCACGAATTTACTCGTAGGTATCATGAATGTAGGTGCGGGTGTATTTCAAGAGAAAATGGGGAGAAATATGTCTTACAGTGAAATGCGCGAAATGTATGGATAAACGATATTCCATAAAAACAGAAGAATGCCAATTGCAAGGATTGGATATATTAACTGATTTGTTTGGTCATATTTTTCAGATAAATTTGCTAAATATTCATGACGAAATACGGCAATAACACCTACAAAAAAATGAACCCTTTCAACATATTCCATAAAAAGAATAGGGTATTTTTTTTCATAAAATTGAAACCTTTTTATTTTATCCCTAGATAAAACAAAAATAAAATAAAAAGATGAAAACCGAAACTATCTTTTTCGAAAATATCCAGAAATCATTTTCTTTTATGATTAGCGAAAATGAGGGAGAACCTTTCAAAATGTTGGATTTAGCAAAACCGAACGATATTTGGTTCCATGCCGAAAAAGAATCGTCATGTCATGTCATTGTATCTTTAGGCGAATACGATGCAGTAGATCTCTCTAAAAAAGAGATAAAAACGATTGTCAAACGAGGCGCATTTTTATGTAAAAAGAATACCAATAAATTACGTCCTCTTCCCGCAAAAACGATTTCTTTTCTGTATTGTAAAATTGGAAATATTCGACAAACTGAAAAAGCGGGTTGTGTCATTACCCAAAATACCAAAACAATAATTATATAAGTTGAATGAACCTACCTGGTCTGGTCTATTTATCGAATGTTAAAAGATATAAAAATTGATTCATATCGGCTAAAATATCGTCACGGATACTTAGAATATCCGAATCTTTTTTTTCATGAAAGGACCGATTCATATCTACTAAGAATTGCCGATATTCTAAAAGGTGTTCTCTCAATTCTCCCTTTGTTTCTAAATCATACATATTCATTTTACTTTCCAACATTTTAATTCTAGCACCCGATTTTCCTAGAAGCACTTCTACAAATCGGTCGATATTTTCGTTCAGTTTTTCATATAATTCATCGGTGGCTTTATGTTGAGAATACGAATGCGTTTTCCAATGATACAGTTTGATCATCGTCAACAATTCCATGAATTTTTTCACGATTTGCGGGTTCGACGTTTGTTTACGATTCCTTCTTCTCGTGGATCTTTTCATGATTCTTTTTCTTATAGAATATTTAGGCATTTCTCTCGTCTATCTCGTATATATATATGAAATATATTTTTTATTGGAAAAAAAATATATTATTATTTTTACATATCTAAAAATCTAAGTCTTTATCCGGCAAACCTTCTAGACATCCAGAAATTGCGCCTTTCTTTTTCAGTCCTTCTATTTCTTTCTTCGTCAAACCATCGTAAAATCCATCTGTCACAACCGTCTTTTTATGTTTAAATAGGTCTTTTTTCATTTTTTTGAAAAAAGAAAGTATATACGGTTTCCCTTTCGCCATTTTTAAAATACTATCTGGTAATTCTTTGGAAGATTCATATATCGTATCTTTACAATCGGGTGTATTACAAAAAAAACGCGCACATTGTTGGTTGATTTCTTCCACCATTTCTCTCTTCTTTTTTTTCGTAATTTTTTTATTCTTTTGTGTTTGAATAATATTCTTTGCAATTTTCAGACCCTTTTTCAGTTCTTGTAAACCTTCTTCTTCTTTTTCTGTTTTATTATGTTTTCTCTCTAATTCTTTTATTTTATTCATTACTATTACCGTTTGTTTCTTATGCATAATATCCATTAATTTATCGATATTTTTTTTAGCGATACGGAGATTTTGCATTTTTTTCCTAGTATATCTCTCACACAATTTTTTTTTACAAGAAGAAGTAGTCGAAGACATTTTCTCCTATATATTTACAAAAGATACATAGTTCGACCGTAAAATAAAACTCCAAAAATTGACTAGATCCCACATATTTTATAAAAATTCGTGAAAACCGGATAAGTTTCTACATGCATTTCCGGATGAATCATCATACCGAATCGATTGGGAGAATATTCGAAAGCACATGGCAGAACTTTTCCTCGATGATGAAAATCTGCGATAGAACATTTAGCAAAACCGACAGGTAAATCATGAAAACAAACCGAGAATTCATGAAACGATTCGGTTTCTCTCAACATTCGAACATTTTCAAAAAGAGGATGTGAAGAGAGTTCGACACGATAATCTTCGTGACTTTTCTCCATTTGATCTTCTAATTTTCCTCCATTCAAAACATGTAGAATTTGACATCCAAAACATAATCCTAAAACAGGAACTCTGTCAAATTTGGCTAAATAATATAAAATAGGGACAATGCTCTCGAAATCAATCGGTTTACTTAGTCGCATTTTACTTCCAGAAATCAAAATACCACCAATTTTAGAAGAAATATCGGCGGGAATCTCTCGTATTTTCTTTACTTCATAATAGGGAATATCGCATGTTCTTAGTGCTTTACGTATATTCGGAACAAAAGCAATATCATCCGGGTTTACTGGACTAACTGCATTATTGATAAATAATAACATTCTAATATTATTTTAGTATTTATCTCTATACATTGTTTTATGTAAATTATTTCACATCATTCTCCATCAATAAATCCATAAACGAATGGGGAGAATACCATCCATTGTTTCCATTATACATTTCCAAGATGGATCGAAAGACATATTCATACTTCTTTGCAACCACGTCTCGATCATAGAGCCGCACGGCCCGTTCCCGTATATAGGTGCGATCCAATTTATCCGCCAATACCATTTTTATGGCCCAACAAAAATCGGCTAAAGTATGACAATGAAATCCGGTTTTAAAAGCCTCCACATTTTCTACAAATGCACCATATTCATTGGTAATAACCGGTGTTCCACATAATTGCGCTTCTACCGCCACATTTCCAAATGGTTCTGCATATATACTAGGTGCTAGAAGCACGGATAAACTACTTAGAAATTCTCCCCTTTCTAATCCATGAATTGGTTCTTTGTATTTGATATTGATTGCTTTTCCCATGTAAGGAGACGCATCGCCTTGTCCACAGAAAATAAAATCAATCTCTGGAAACTGTTTCGCAATTTCCGTAATAATAATACATCCTTTTACATCGCAAATTCTCCCAAAAAACCCGATTTTTTTCTTGTCTGGATATAAATTCAAAGGCCATTCCATGGAATGGAAATAATTCGGGATGACGAACCAATAATGTTGACAGTATTTTTTCTCGAGTGTCATGGTTACATGTAAATGACAATGGCTTACGAAAATCCGGTAGTTTTGATACGAATCATGATAACCAATACCGGTTTCTACTGCTAATACATCTAGATCATCCAATGCTAATTGATGCGCATTCGCATAAGGAAGACAAACAATATCGGTGCGTGTCGTTCGATAATGTTGGCGGATTTTCGGTTTTAAACGTCGATTGAATTCCTTATATAAAAAAGAATCGGTTCGTGCAAAATCATCGTAAAAGGTTCGTTTATCCTTCACTATTTGTTCTGCTTCAGGTATAGTCAGTTCCGGATGTAACATTTGATAGGAATGAATTCTCACGGTTTCCCAGTCTTTTTTTGTAAATAAATCAATCTGTTTATCTACATCTACTTTCGATGTTTCAACCCCATAATGATAGACTTCAAACCCCCGTTTTCGCATCATGGTGCAAAAATGGATCAGGTTTCCAGTATACGCACAATGACTATAATCTGGATTGGTAATGGTATGTGGAATTGCTAGAACATGTAAACGGATCATGCTTTGCTTTGTAAATAGTTACAATCTTTACATTTATATTTATATTTCATCATTATTTTTAGGTTGTAACATTGCAATTGTTTCTGTAATTTCATCCATCTTTTTTTCTTCCACCTCCTTTTCCACCTCCTTTTCCAACTCTTTTTCTTCCACTTCTTTTTCTTCCACTTCTTTTTTCACTAAAAGACGAGATTTTGTATTTATTACGTTTTGTTGCTGTAAAAAATACATAGTATAATGATGTAAATGTGCGAGAATATTCATTACGGTAGTATATTGGAAACAAAGAATGGTGGATATCGGCGTATCTTCTTCTCCCGCTTCTATTTTGATATATTGTATCGTATAAAACCAATAAGAAGGAATATATACCATGAATCCTGGTTTCACATCAAATTCGAGAGATTTGATTTTCGTATTTTTCCATAAATCGACTTTTGACCAAAATTCATAGTGTTCATAGTCTTTAATCGGGTGCAATTGATTTACATTTTGCCATGGACACATTTTAATACGGATCCCCTGTCCGGGTAATACTAACAAGAACAGACTAGTATCGTAATGATATCGGGTGGGTGTATTGGTATTAGCAGAACCGAACCAATAATCGTATTTGGAAGTGACATTCAAAGATGGTGCTAATAAAGCATCCATTTTCTTTACATTTTCACATTTGTCCAGTATTTCCGCATTATTTTCCGAGAAGAAATGTCGGTTCGTATCAGTAGAACAAAGGCCAAATGCGCTTTTATATGAGAGAAAAATACCATCTACTGCATTGACATCGGGTTTGTAATAATCGCGAATATCTTTTACTATCACTTCGTCCTTTTCATCGGGAACGAAGGTTAAAAGAGTGGTCATTTCTCTCCAATGATCTACTTGGAAAAGAACCGGTTGTTTTAATTTACAAACATCTTCCAAATCCTTGTTGGAAATATAATCCATTTCAAAGATCTCTAAATCTCCACTTTTTTTCCATTCATGTTGTAAATGTAAATAGAAAATCAATAAAAGAAAAAAAACAATCACGTTGGTCCAAAATTCCATTTTTAATATATCTCTCGGTTTTGTTTTTTTTATTTGAACGAGAGAGAGAGAGAGAGAAAATCTTAGACTTTGAAATATTGACATTTGCACCATTTTGCATCTTCTTCTCTACGATTTCTCTCCAATTCCTTTTTGAAAATATTATCAATGAATAGATATTCATCACGTAAACAAATAATAAGATTCACATATTGTTTTTGTTGTATTTCCAAGATTTTCTTCTTTTCTTTTAATTTCGGGTTTAAATCGACGATATTTTCCTCTAAATGTTCTAATAATAATTTTTCATTCATGATATCTTTCAATTGATTCGTATACATCATCTCTCGATTTTGGATACGTTTTACTTCGGAAAAGACATTGATACTATATAAATTAGGATACATATATCGCACATATTCAGGTAAGATGAATTGATTGGTTTCTTTGATTTCTGCCACATCTGCTTCTGTTTTCTTGATGATTTCTACTAAAAAAGAATCATCATGACAAGTAATAAATAATAATCTCCCAGAACTGAATTCTACATAGGATTGTAATTTATCGAATTTATAAGCACTTGTTTTATGGGCCTCTGCTCTCGCATCTAGTTTCAAAAAATTCACTACCGCTAATAGAAAAGTAGTAACCCCACCGATTGCACTAACAATGAAATTACCAAACCAAAAATCCGTTAAAACGAGAGAAAGAATACTCCCTAAAACGGTTAGAAAAATAGATGGTAACATGAGAAACGTGAGACGTTGTTCGCATACGGTTTTGGATTCGGTATATAAAATTTTCTGTCCTTTCAAGTAAATGGCAATAATATCACATATGGTGGAATAATTGGTATTTTTGAGAGAATTGTATTGAGAGATCATTGCGGCATCGATATCTTTGTAATCATATAATTCAGGGGCTTTGACTGGTTTTTTTTCTTCAATTGGTTCGTCTGACTGATTTTCTTTTTCTTTTTCTTCTTGATTTTCTTTTTCTTCTTGATTTTCTTTTTCTTCTTGATTTTCTTTTTCTTCTGTTATGTTTGGATTTTCAATATCCATTTTTGGGTAATTTAGGATAATATATTTAGATACAATATAATAAAATGGGAAAATGTCCACAACCGGTTACAGATTCTAGTCAAACGCCAGATTCTAGCAAACCTCCAGATTCGGTAGATATTACAAGTAAAATAGGATTTTCTTTTCGCACCATACCAGTAGAAGATACAGGGGTAAATCATCGTATAATGTCGGTAGAAGATAAACCGAATAAGAATACTACTACAAAACCAGTTACGGTTGGGTTTACACCCCCCGTAGTGGTAGTAACTACTGCCTTTACCAAAAAACCAGTAAAACTATAAAAAAAGAATATAAATACAACACGAGCTATAAAATAAGTAGTAAATATGTCAAACACAAACCAAGAAACATTTGCCTTCTCTGCCGATATCAATCAACTTTTGTCTCTCATCATCAATACTTTCTATTCGAATAAAGAAGTATTTTTGAGAGAACTTATTTCGAATTCTTCCGATGCTTTAGATAAAATCCGTTATTTGGGATTAACGGATGCTACAGTATTGGCTTCGGAACCGAATTTAGAGATTCGTATTATTCCCGATAAAAACAATAAGTGTTTGATTCTAGAAGATACTGGTATTGGAATGACCAAGGCAGATTTAGTCAATAATTTAGGAACTATTGCGAAATCGGGAACCAAAGGATTCATGGAAGCGTTGAGTGCCGGTGCGGATATGAGTATGATTGGACAATTCGGGGTCGGTTTTTATTCTGCGTATTTAGTGGCGGATAAAGTGACGGTATATTCGAAACATAATGACGAAGATGGAACCTATTGTTGGGAGTCAGCGGCAGGAGGATCTTTTGTGGTATCAAAAACCGAAGACCTGGATTTTGTTCTGACACGTGGAACTAGAATTGTTTTACAATTGAAGGAGGATATGCAAGAGTATTTAGAAGAATCTCGTTTGAAAGATTTGGTCAAAAAACACTCGGAATTTATTGGATTTCCCATCAAATTATATGTGGAAAAGGAAGAAAGTAAGGAAGTGACCGATGATGAGGCAGAAGAAGAAGAAGAAACGCCTAAAGTAGAAGAAGTAGAAGATGTAGAGGAAGAGAAAGAGAAAACGAAGAAAACAAAAACGGTGAAATCTATTTCAAAAACATGGCAACCATTGAATGAACAAAAGCCATTATGGATGCAAAAACCAGAGGATGTTTCTACAGAAGAATATGTGGCATTTTATAAATCGATTTCGAATGATTGGGAGGAACATTTAGCCGTAAAACATTTTTCCGTAGAGGGACAGTTGGAATTCAAGGCGGTTCTGTTTGTGCCGAAACGTGCTCCCTATGAAATGTTTGGGGGAGGACCAGAGAAGAAGAAGAATTTTATTAAGTTATATGTTCGTCGTGTATTCATCATGGAAAATTGTGAGGATTTACTCCCAGAATGGTTGTCGTTTCTCAAAGGTGTCGTAGATTCGGAGGATTTACCCTTGAATATTTCGAGAGAAAGTCTACAACAAAACCGTATTTTAAAAGTCATTCAAAAGAGTTTGATAAAGAAAGGAATAGAATTGATTACGGAAATTGCAGAGGATGAAGATGCGGAAAAATACACGAAATTCTATGAACAATTCTCCAAGAATATAAAATTAGGAATTCATGAGGATTCCACCAATCGAGAGAAATTGGCGAAATTCTTGCGATACCAAAGTTCCAAATCTGGACAAACCGTAACGAATTTAGACGATTATGTAGCACGCATGAAAGAAGGACAAGATAAAATTTATTATATTACAGGAGAGAGTTTGAAAGCAGTCCAACATAGTCCTTTCTTGGAGAAATTGAAAAAGAAGAATTTAGAAGTGTTATACATGGTGGATCCTATCGACGAGTATTTAGTTCAGCAATTGAAAGAATACGACGGTAAGAAGCTCGTATGCGTAACCAAAGAAGGATTAAATTTAGGAGAGACGGAGGAGGACAAAGCTTTAACAGAAGCCCTATGTAAATATATGAAAGAGACCTTAGGAGATAAAGTGGAGAAAGTGGTCGTTTCCTCCCGTTTAGCGGAATCGCCATGTTGTTTAGTAACCGGAGAATATGGATGGTCTGCCAATATGGAGAGAATTATGAAAGCACAAGCGCTAAAGGACGCCACATCTTCATCGTTTATGATGTGCAGAAAAACGATGGAAATCAATCCGGAAAATAAAATCATTGTTTCTTTACTAGAGAAGGTTGGTCAAGAGGTGGTGGATTCTACTGTAAAAGATATTGTTTGGATGTTGTATGAAACCTCGCTGATTAATGGCGGTTTTTCATTGGAAGAGCCCAATCAATTTACGAATCGTATTCATAAATTAATCAGTTTAGGATTATCTTTAGAAGAGGACGAAGTGGAGGAGCAAACGATGGAACCCATAGAAGAAATGGAGGTAGATACATCGATGGAAGAAGTAGACTAGACTATAAACTAGAGTCGAATCGACTAAAATATATATTTATTTTTACAATAAAAATAAATACAAATAATAAAAGCCATAGATAATATAATATAAATATGCAATTCATTTTTGCGATATATTCCTGTAAAAAAAACCTGGATATAAAGACTAAATTATTACATACATTACTAAAAAACAAACTAAATCACTGTAAAATATATATTATTTACGGGGATGAAACATTATCTACGGATTATGAAATAATCGACAATAACTATTTAGTATTAAAATGCGGGGATTTATACGAAAATTTATCGCAAAAAACCCTTTGTTTATTTAACACACTCGCAAAAATCCATCCAGAAGTCAAGGGAGTATTCAAATGTGATGATGATATATTACCAAATATTAAGAAAATAAATGAATTAATAGATTTTGTTTTACATAGTGACTACATTCCGTATTTAGGATTCCGGCTGGAACATCATTGTGATTTTTACTATGATGAA